ATGACTGATTATCAAGGGAAGATCGCTGCTGCAAGCCCGCGCCGGGTATCCGTGGCGCCGATGATGGACTGGACCGACCGCCATTGCCGTATGTTCCACCGCCAGCTCAGCCGCCACACCTGGCTGTACACCGAGATGGTGACCACCGGCGCGCTGCTGCATGGCGACGTCCCGCGCCACCTGGATTTCGATGCGGCCGAACACCCGGTCGCGCTGCAGTTGGGCGGCAGCGAGCCGGCCGATCTTGCCATGGCGGCCAAGCTGGGCCAGCAATGGGGCTATGCGGAAGTCAACCTGAACTGCGGCTGCCCGTCCGAGCGCGTGCAGCGCGGGGCCTTCGGCGCGTGCCTGATGGCCGAGCCGCAACTGGTGGCCGACTGCGTCAAGGCGATGCGCGATGCGGTGGACATCCCGGTCACCGTCAAGCATCGCATCGGCATCGACAAGATCGAGCACTACGATTTTGTTCGTGATTTCGTCGGCCGGGTGGCCGAGGCAGGTTGCGGCACGTTTATCGTCCACGCGCGCAATGCAATCCTGAAGGGCCTGAGCCCGAAAGAAAACCGTGAGATTCCGCCGCTGCGCTATGAGGTGGCGTACCAGCTCAAGCAGGAGTTTCCTGGGCTGGAGATCCTGATCAACGGCGGCATCGTCAGCTATGACGAGATGGCGGCCCACCTCGAGCACGTCGATGGCGTGATGATCGGTCGCGAGGCATACCATCAGCCCTATGTATTGGCCGAAATGGATGCGCGCTTCTATGGCGATGCGAGTGCGCCGGCACTGTCGCGGCTCGATGTCGAGCTGGCGATGCAGCGCTACATCGGCGACCTGGTGGAGCGGGGTGGCTATATGGGCGCGGTCACGCGCCACATGCTTGGCCTGCATCGTGGCATTGCGGGCGGGCGTGGCTGGCGCCGCGTGCTGTCGGATGCCAAGCGCATGAATGCGGCACGCACGCGTACCGATGTGGATGCACTCTTCGAAGAGGCGCGCGCGCACTTGCGGCCGCAGGCACAAGAGCCACTGGCCGCGTAAGCGAGCGTGGGCCGCGCGCGCACTGCCGAGGCCGCGCTCTAACTCCGAATCGTGAAAATGTGCATGGCTGCGCGGGGGTACCGCGCGCCGCGCTTGCAATGCCTGATCGCCCGGAAACCGGCGCCAGGAAAGGGATTCCCCTAATTCGCTGAGGCAGGGCACTTTCATACACTGTGCCTGCCCTCGAATACAGGGCTTTCTTCAACTGATTATTAGCCCGCTTCGGCGGGCTTTTTTTTTTCGTCGGCGCCTTTTGCTGCTGCGCCAGGTTTGTTGCTCTTCGTTTACCCGAATGGTGCATTCCCGGGATGACAGTTACAATGCAACCGCCTTCAGGGCATTTGAGATCGCTAAATTTAAGAGTCCGCGCTGCGGACTCTTTTTTTGCGCGCTCGCTTTGCATGCGCCAGACGAGGGGATTAGACGGTTGCCCTCGTAAAGAGTTCCATCGGTCACGCCAGCAGGCTAGCGCGTATGGCTGATGCCTACGTCCAGCGTGCCGTACGTCGTGATGCTCGATTCCCTGCCGTCCACCCCGCCGCCAGCGCATCCGCCGAGCAAGGCCGCCAATGCCGTCAGCGCAAGAATCCGCGCAGGCCATCTACACTTGATTTGCATTCCCGTTCCCTGCGTTCGTTGACGTGTCGATTTTGTCCGTGACGTCGATTGGGCTCGCATACGCTCGTGAGGTTCCATCGCCAGGTGCTGGCGTCACGGCAATGAGAGGGCAGGGTGGCCAAAAAAGAGGCAGGCGGCCCGATGGGGCGGACCGCCTGACGGGAAGGTCGAGGGGGGTCAATGTCCCTCAGGCACAAGTATCGCTTCGTGCATTTGCGGCATGAACCCTGCAGAGGTAGGGGCTGTGCACAGCATATTTCCGCGAGCGATCGATGGCATGCGCGAAGGCGCCAGCCGGGCGGGCGCCCTGGTCGGCGACCGTGATACGATCCCTCGCATTGCCCCAGGCGAGACAAGGCATGGATTGCGGACCGATGCCGGCAGGGGGAGCAGCGTGGAAAAAGCAAACGTGGAAAACGAAGCGCCGTTCGGCGTCGTCTATGAAGACTTCAGGGTGGTCTGGGTTGCCGAGCAACTGCAGGACGGCAAATGGACGGCACGCTACTGCTGGCACCCCGGCACTTCGGAAGCCGCTGGCAAGGCATTGCAGGAAGCCGTGCTGAATGGCAAGTCGCGCCGCTTGTTGGGGCAGTTCGATACCGAAGCCGAGACTGTCGAAGCCATCAAGCAGGCAGTGCTGCTTGAGGCAAAGTGGAGCCCGTCCCGAAGCTGAGCTTTCCTCTCAAAAAATATTGTGCTGGATACTAGCCATCCCGGAAAACTGTTTGTATAATCTTGGTTTTCGTCGATCAGCAACGTAACGCGCTGATGACCTCTACGGTGGCTGTAGCTCAGTTGGTAGAGTCCAGGATTGTGATTCCTGTCGTCGTGGGTTCGAGTCCCATCAGCCACCCCAAGTATTCATTAGGTTCCAAGGTTAAGGCCCACTGACTTAACCGGATTTTTGGAAGATGATCTTCCAATTTTTGGAACTTGATTTTCCGAAGGCCCACCCACTGCGGTGGGCTTTTTCGTTTCCGCGGAACCGGTCAGGCCGTGGGGCGCACCTTGCGGACGCGTCGCCGGTCGTAGACCTTGGCCACCATCTTTCCGTCGGCATGGCCGGTGGCGTCCGTGATGCGGTCGTCGCCTTCCTCCATCCGGTCAGTCACGGCACTGGGGCGCATGTCGGCCAGGGTGAACGGGCTGAACTCAATTTCGCGCTCAGTGGCAACTGTCTGGCAGTAGCCCATCAGTCGCTTCCAGATCGTGTTCCAGCCGCTGCGGCTGTACACCTGCCCTGACGAATTGCCGAACACATAGACGCTCGCTGTGCGCTGCAGGGCGAGGGCGTCGTTCACGGCTGTCCGCAGGGAGGGTGACCAGCGAACGAGCTTCGTGCGCTGGATCTGCCCGGCCTTGCGCTTACCCACCGGAACCACCAGGCCCTCGTCCGTCGCGGCTTGCCTCACCAGCGTGCGCATTTCTTCCGGGCGGCTGACCGTTAGGTAGGCCGTCTGTACACAGAGAGCGAGTACCAGGTAGCTGCCGCCGCGGGCCCGCCCAATCTCGAGCGCGAGAGCGATCTCATGAGGCTGGACATACTTTTGCCGTGGCCGGGTAGGGTTGTACTTGATGCCGCGGCATGGGTTGATCGGCAGTTCACCCAAGCGGCGCCCGTACTCGAGCACAGCAGACAGCAAGGCGATCTCCTTGTTGGCCTTGGCTGGGGCACCGAGTTCGGCTCGCCGATCCAGATACCGGTAGATGTGGTGCGGCTTGATCGCCGCCGGCTTGACCTTTCCGAAGACCTTGATCAGGTTTTTTGCCTCAACGCGGTTTTCGGTCAGCGTGATGTCCGCCTTTCGCATTTCGCTGTCGGCAGGCAGCCGGGTTTGCCATTTGAAGTACTCGCTGATCAGAGCTTCGGTGGTGCCGGCCAGCACAAAATTGCCGTTCAGTTCGTCGGCGCGCCGGCGCGCCTCCAGGTCGATTTCGGCAACGGCCTCGGGCTTGTTGCGCTGAGCTGACAGGCGGAAAGCCCATGTTCCGTTCGGCAGCTTGTACCCATAGCTGACTTTGAACTTCCCCTCGCGCCGGTACAAGCGGAACGGCAGGCCATCAGGGGTCTTGCGGCGGGAAATCATGCGATCAGTGCTTCGAAGTTTGGTTCGTCTTCGGCGCCATCGTTGGCGCTCTGGTTGGCGGTCCCGGTCATGCGGGCCGCGTAGTATGCGCGACTCACCTGGGGCACCCCAGCGATATTCACCGCGTAGGGCCAGCCGTGCTTTGTGAGCCAGCGCTTCATGCAGCTGTGGCTGGTCGGACGACAGCCGACCAGCTCCGCAAGCTCGGTCATCGTGAGATAGGTGCCGACGCCGAGGCTGTTCATTTCGTCACCCCGCGCCAGACGTAGTCGCCCTTGTCCTCCTGCATGGCCGGCTCGTCGGCGGCGCAGGGGCACTCGTAGCCAGAAAGGTTATCGGCCACCGGCCGCCAGAAATTGCGCACCAGGCCGTGCGGCACGTGGTTGTCTTCTTTGGCGTCGATCAGGTCGAATTGCGCCAGACACCAGAGCGCTTCGGCGCTGCTGGCACGCCGCGTACCTCCGCGCCCGCTGTTCTTGCTGATGCTCAGGTGGTACTCGGGGCCAAGATCGGGCTGGCCCGGATCGTGCGCCACCTCGACCGCGCTGAATGTCGCTATGCCGGTCTCGGGATGCACCCAGGCCTCGCAGGCAAAGCCCATCGCAGCGGCGCGCATGATAGCTTCGATTTCCGCTCCCGTCTCGCGAATCCAGCCTGGGCCGGTGGGGCGCTTGGGTTTGATGATGGACTCGATCATGGGCGCTCCGGATCTGGCCGTTGCGGCCGCCAGGCGTTGAAGGGGAACCCGAGCTTGGTGTGGAAGCGCTGAGCGGCGGCGGGGTTGCTGTCCAACTCGCTGCGCGAGGCGATGCCGCACACGGCGCGGACCACGGCGGCAGCGCGCTCGGTGTCGCGCAGCGCGCCGAACTGCGCCCAGACCTCCGGGTAGCGTTCGGCTAGGAAACGACGGAATTCGACATTGCCGCCCAGAATGCCGGCAGTCCGGGCGAGGGCCAGGCGGCTCATCTACCGTCCCCCGAAGAGTTGGAGGAGACCGCGGCGCGCCGCCGGTGCCGGCTCAACGATTTCCGCCTCGGCGGCGGGCGCTTCCCGGCCGCGTGCCAAGCCGGCGACGTCCAGCGACACGCCCTGGAATACTTCGGTAATCAGGCCCGGAACTGCCTGCGCCAGGTCGCGATCCATGTCGGCGAAGTTGACGCAGTGCAGGGTGCGCAGGAGCTGGTAGGCCTTGCCGCCCTGAGCGATGCCCAGCAGTTGCAGGCAGGTGTCGATGGTGCAGATGCTGAAATGCCCCTGCGCGAACATTTTGCGCAGGGCGGCTTCGATGGCCTTTTGCTCGAGATCGGTCATGCGGCGACTCCTAGCTTCTTGACTTCCTTGGTGGACCAGCTCGCCATCTCCGGCACGTTTGCCCGCACCAGAGCTGCCGCCATCGGCGGGCTGACGCTGTTGCCGCACATGCGGACCTGGGCGTGCTTGGGCAGTCGGCGGCCATTAATGACCGGGGCGATTACGTAGCTGCTCGGAAAGCCCTGCGCCGCGTAAAGCTCGTGCGGCTCCAGCATGCGCATGCCGATGTCGGCGATCTGATATTGCTCGCCGGCCACCGTGACCAAGCCCAGCCGGTCCTTGGTCGGGATGGTGTGCATCGGGTCGCGGCAGTCCTGATCCTGGCCGCCCTCGCTGTAGTACTTCACCAGGAAGGCGCGGACCTCTCCGATGTGCGTGCCGCCGGCGGTGACCGTCGAGACCGGCTCATCGGCGGCACTTCCGGTGCATTCGCCGCGCAGCTTCACCAGGTTGGACGAAACCAGCGCATGGTGGTCGGCGGTTGTGATGGTGCTTGCCGGCGTATCGAGGCCGACGCCGGGCCCGTCGTAGTTGCCACCGTAGTGCTTGGCGAGGAAGGCCGACACCAGCGCGTGCTTGACGCCGCCAGCGACGGCCGTGCCCAGCGGCTTGTCCAGCCCCGGTGCGCGGGGTGCCTGACCAGGTCGCTCGCCATAGCCGGTCTGCACCAGAGTCGCGGAAGCCAGCGCAAAGTGCCCGCCCTTGACCTCGGCGCACTGCGTGCGCAGGGGCTCGTCGGCGCGGAAATTGCGCTGACCGGAAGCGTTGGCGCACTCGGTCAAGATCGGCGCTGCGGCGCTGGCCGGCAGCTTCACCACATACGGCTCAGCCGCGTCGATGACGTAACGGCGCAGGCCGCGGGCGATACGGCGCTGCGTGGCCTCGGCCAGGGGCGGCGCAGGAACCCATGCCCGTTTGCTCTTGCTCCACCGCTTGCGGTCGAAGATCGAGGGGCACTGGATCGACCAGTCGATGCACTCGGCGGCTGTACGCCATGGCTTGCGCTCCCTAGCCTTCACCGCGGCGCTATCGGGCGAGCCGTGCGTCGGCTCCGGCCAGACGATGGGTTTGCCGTCGCAGCGGGCGATCAGGAACAGACGTTTGCGGATGGTCGGAGCGCCATAGTCGCAGGCACGCATCTCACGCCATTCGACGGCGTAGCCCTTCTCATGCAGCTGGCGCACGAAAGAGCGGAAGGTGTCGCCCTTGCGCCTCGGGCAGGGGTTCCCGTCGGCCAGTACCGGGCCCCACGTCTGGAACTCTTCCACGTTCTCCAGGATGATGACGCGAGGGCGCACCAGTGCCGCCCAGCGCATCGCCACCCAGGCCAGGCCGCGGATCTTCTTGTCGCGCGGCTTGCCGCCCTTGGCCTTGCTGAAGTGCTTGCAATCCGGGCTAAACCAGGCGAGGCCGACCGGCCGGCCTTTCACCAGGTCGAGCGGATCCACGTCCCACACACTCTCGCAGTGGTGCTCGGTCTGAGGGTGGTTCATGGCGTGCATGCCCACGGCCTCGGGGTCGTGGTTGATAGCGATGTCGGCGTGCCGGCCAAGGGCCAGCTCAATGCCGCAGCTCGCGCCACCGCCACCGGCGAAATTATCGACGATAATCTCCGGTGCGATGTCGAGCAGGAATTGGTCGCGAATCATATTGCGATGCCTTCATAAGGGATGAGAACAATGGCAAGAGAGATCAAAGGCACTACCGTCATCGACGGGGCATTCAAGTACGTTTTCTCGACGGTCGAAGAAGCCGAAGATTTTCTGGTCTGCCTGGAGGACGGAGGTACGGCAATGCAGTGCGCCATGAAATTCAAACCGCTTCGCGTGGAGCCCATTTCTCCGCCGTCTAACGAAGCAAGCTTCGAGATGTAACCTGCTCTGCTTACCCAGGTTGCCGACCCGCTGCGTCTCGGCCTCTTGGAGCATGCTTCCACCACTGCGCGGGCTTGCCGGCAGTGCCGTAGTCGAAAGGCGTGAACACTTGGCCGAGCGGCCCCTTATCGCGCAGGAAGCCCCAGGGTTTGACGTCCTTGGCTGGCACGACGAACAGCGACCAGACCTCACGTGGCGTATGGACGCCGATCAGCGGGCCGGGGCAGAGGATCACGCGGTGGAAGGTGTCGCCGGTCAGGAAATTGATCCAGCGCACCGCGCGCGTGCCGCTGCGCGTGGCCTCGTAGTACCAGCCAAGCAGGATCAGCGACAGGGCCCAGCGCCAGGGGTGGTCATGTAGGCCCCGGTCCGGATCAGAGCCCACAAAGCGGTGCAGGTAGACCCGGATCCCGAACACGGCGCAGACGAAATAGCGCTCGAGGTAGGGGCGGTTGCCGTCCGAGATGATCTTGACGGGCCGGCGGGCGGAGTAGGCGAGCAGGAGGCGGCGCAGCATGTCAACGCCCTCCAAGCAAACGCAAGAAGCCGCGGCGCGGCTCGCCGGCGGGCTCAACGACCTCAGCCACCACAGGGGCCGCGGCAGCTTGCACTCGCGACATCAGCGCAGGGACATCGAACGAAATCCCCTGAAAGAGCTCGCCGATCATGCTAGGTACAGCGTGCGCCAGCTCGCGATCCATGTCGGAGAAGTCGACGCAGTGCAGGGCGTGCAGGAGCTGATATGTCTTGCCACCCTTCGGTATGTTGAGAAGTCCCAGGCAACTGTCGACGGTGCAGATGCTGAAATGGCCCTGCGCGAACATCTTCCGCAGTGCGGCCTCGATGACTTGTTTCTCCAGGGCGGTCATGCGAAGTGCCTCCCGTGCAGTTCGTCGAGTTTGTCAACCTGGGCGCCGGTGAGGCCGGTGACCTGGCCGGAGGCGGCCTCGGCGGCAAGCTTACGGACAAAGTCCTGCTCCCACTCGCTCAGGTCACGAGTGCCAAGTAAGCCTTCAAGGCGCTTGATCATGGTGGCGGTGCTGACCAGCTTCATCGCGAGGTCTCCCTCTCTGCAAGTCGCTTGATGAATCGGTAGTTGGAATAGGCGCCGAGGGCGACTACGCCGAAGAAGGCGAGTGCCATGACGACCGAGTAGATGTAGCCGCTCATGTGAATCAGGCAGCCTCAGCAAGTGAGAAGAGCGCCGGCTGTTCATCGTCGCAGTCCACCAGGTGGCCCTCTATGTCCGACATGACGTGAACGCCATCGAAGCGGACCCACTGGACGCGCGTTTCACCGTTCGGGCCGGCGCCGCGGAACAGCCGCACCGGTTGCGCGGGAATGACTGCGCAGCCTTCGTCATAAGTCGGGTCTTCCTTGGTCAGGGGGATGCCTGCTGCCTTCATGTAGGCGATTTCCAGTTCATCCAGCTTGGCGATGTCGCCCTTGCGGGCAGCGCGCGTCGCTTGACGCTTGATTTCGTCGACGTTCATGGTGGTGTCCTTGTTATGCGCGAAGGGGGGCCAGCACGCCTCGCCAGCTACCGTCTTGAAGAAGGCAGGCGCCGCTCTTCTCGCCCGCCCAGGAAAGGGATACCTGCTCGGTCTTCACTTGGCCGAGCAGGCGCAGTAGCTGAGTGCCATCGAAGGAGCCCTCGAGGTGCGATTCATAACCGCGGCCCCTGAGCTCGATGTCGGCATCGACGGCCTGAACAGTGTCCGAGATGGTGACTGCGCACAGATCGCCGTCCTGCTCGAAGCGGATAACCCCGTTGTTGTCGAACACCTTGTGCAGCGGGCATACCTTGAGCAAGTCGTCGCGCGAGAACGTAACGAACTGATCTGGCACAGGGAAAAGACGGCGCCATTCGAAGTACTTGGGCGGCGGGCGGTTGCAAATGACTCTGACGCCCGCGCGGCTGCCCACCAGGTGGCTCTGGTAGATCTGGAAATGGTCTGCGCCAACTGCTGCCAGAAGCGATGCGCCCTCGGAGGTAACGGGCACTCCGAATTTCTCGCATTCGATGGGCAGGCAGTTCGCGGCCAGCATGAAGCCGTCGCAGCCCACAGCGTGGATGGCCGATCCGTCGGATTCCAGCCATAGGTTGCGCAGGAACGGCTTGTCGTGAACCTTCTGCCCCGCGATCGCGAATGCCACGGTGGGGATCATCGTCGTCAGGCCCGGGGCATCAAACTCGGCGATCGGCTCACCTTCGATGTTCGGGGACGGGAAGCTGGCGCCGGGGATGGTCGGCACGGTGACCCGGCACGAGCCGGCGCGGGCGACAACCTTGGCGTCCTTCTTGGAAAAGACGACGGCGGCAGCGGCCATGCCGGCAATTGCCTGGAGCTTGTCCGCGGGCACGCAAACATCGACGTCGTCAGGACCGATGCTGGCCGGGACAGTTGCGATGGCCGTAACGTAGCCGTCCGAGCCGGTGAAGGTTAGGACCGAGGAGCCGGCTTCACCTTCTACGCGGATGTGCGTCAGCGCCTGGAGGGGCGACCTCGCGGCTGCGGCTTGCGCTGCCGTCTTGAGGGCTTCGGTTAAATGGTTGCCAGCGATCGAGAACATTGTCACTGTCCGTTCGGTTGAGAAATGGATGCGGCGAACTGCTCGCGCACGATCACCAGGCGGGCCAGCGCATCCTGCGCGGCCATCGAGTAGAAGTTTTCGCACTGAACGACGCCGTCGATAGCGGCGACGATCTCCTGCGCCGACGGGAGACCGGGCGGAATCGGTGCTTTGCCCACGAGACTGGCGCGCTCGGCAAAGGCCTTGTTGTTCTCCGCGGTGCGGACGCGATAGCCAGGGAAGCTCATGCTGCTTTCACCTGCACATTGCGCGCGCCGCACAGCAGGCCGCGGTTGATGGCAGCGTCATGAGCGGCCCACCAGCTGGCGAAGCGGCCCGTATAGACGCACTGACGGTTGATGAAGATGCGGAAGGTCACGATTGCCTCCAGATCGGGGTAGCAGTGGGAGCGTCCGGGTTGAACGCGGCGTACAGGCCAGAGAGGGCGATAACGCCGGCGGCCGTAGCAAACCAGAAGGCGATGGCGCGGAGGAACTTCATGCGTAGGCTCCCTGCTCGGCACGGAGCGCTTCGCGGTGCTTCTTCAACGCTGCCTTGTAGCTGGCCTTGGCTTCCTTCTTGGTCGGTGCCCAGTCGCCTTGCACATCCCGGTCGCCCGGGATGCCGTAGTTCCGATCCCACGTCAGGCGGTACATGCGGTACTGGCGCGTCGTCTTCCATTCGCCGTAGGCGCGGTGGCTGCGCTCCTCGAACTCAGGCAGGCGGATACCACACAGAAACTCGCCGAACGAATCGCCAGCGCAACCGTCGGCGCGAAGATATTCCTCATAGCGCGTCGGCTTCTTGGGCTCCGGCAAAGACGCGATCGCCAGCGCGCGGCCCGCGTCGGTCATGTAGAAGACGACATCGTCTTCCGGTAAGAATCTAGGACGATGGCCGCGGATCATCAGGCCAGCCGCTTCCAGCTGCTCAAGGTCCGCCATGTCGTGGTGGCCAGGGCTGGCGACGAAGTGGTTGCGGTACGGCTCGCGGCGATGCTCGCTGATGCCCAGCGTGTGCTGCAGCAGCGCGATCTGCGCATGGGTGGGTGTGTTCATGCCACACCTCCAGCGCGCTTGATGACGGCCGCGCGCTCATTGGCGCGGGTGATGCCCTCGCCGTCGACATCGTCTAGAGCGTTGCGCTGGGCCAGCACCGCCTTCTGGCTGACCGAGAGCAGACCCAGCATGTTGCGGATGATCTGATGGGCGGCTTGCAGCTCACGCACTAGCTCGGCCTGGACGTTGGCCGCGGTGGCCTGGCGGATGGCGGCTTGATCGGGCGTCATGCTGCCTCCGTTGTCGGCTTGGCTTCTGGTGTGAGCTGTTCGAGCGCTTCCGCCGTCAGGCCCATCGAAATCTTCAGGCGTCCCTTCGTCAGGGTGACGATGCGGTATGCGCCTTCGCTGCGGTCGACCAGCGAGAAGCCGGCGCCGACGAGGGCGCGGAAGGCCTCGTTGTCGCCCTTCAGGATTGCGGTCGGCAAGAAGCTGAGGCCACCACGCAGGGCGTCAGCCCCGATTTCGGCGCCTGAGATGGTGTAGCCGGCCTCTTTGATGGCGGCGTGTTCGGCCTCCAGCAGGGCCAGCTGCGCGTCGATCTTCTTGAGTTCCTTGAGCCGGGCGCTGTGGCGCAGCTCCTCACGCTTCATCGCCTGCTGGCGCAGGGGGAGCTTCCAGATGTCGATGAGGGCAATACGGCGAGTCATGCCACACCTCGCGCCATCAGGACGTCGTGTGCCACCTGGCGGCTGATAGCCAGCAGGGAGGCCTCACGGGTACGGCAGATCACGGGCTGATCCGCGGCGTCAGCCAAGACGTAGTTGACGTTGGCGCCGACCAGTACCTGCCCGATCGCGTCGAGCATGTCGGTCAGCAAGGAGCCGACTCGGGCTGCGTAGGCGTCATCGGACTCGCCGGCGCGACGGCGGGTGTTCCGCACGATAAACAGCTTGCTGAGGTGGCGGATGGCGTCGTCGCCTTCGCAGAAGGACTCGACATTGCCGCGCGCGATCTGCGCGGCGATGTCTGCCCGGGCCTGTTGGTGGTTCATGGCGGGGGCTCCTCAGTGCACGGAAATGTCAGTGCAGCCGTCGACCTCGGCGCGGACGGCGAAGGAGAGGGCGTCGGTCAGCTTGTCGAAGCGGGTGACGCAGCGGCAGCCGAGCAGCGTGTAGACGACGGCGTAGACGGGCAGAGCGGTGGCCATGGCGATCTCCTCAGCGAGCAATGGAGAGGGTGGCGGTCAGGGCGCGGTGCAGTTCCGCCATGGTCGGCAGAAGCACCAGGGCGACTGCGCCGACGACCAGGATGGCGGTAATGCAGGTGAGGAGGAGGGTGCTGGCTCGCATGTCGGACTCCGGTGGCAGGTTGCAGTTTTTTCGTTGCCGTGAGTCAACAATAGCAAACTGCTATTCATCATGCAATAGCAAAATGCGATTGAAACCGGAGATCCACAGAAGTGCGTAGCTGTTCACTGCTGAAACATACTTTTGCCTGATATGGCGGAGAGGTCCTGCGCGCTAATCTGCCTGGACAACAAGCACCGGGGGAGAGGGTCATGAAAGCGATTTTGATTGCGGGCGCGGTTGCCATTGGTCTGGTCGGGTGTGCTGCTCCGCCGCCCCTCTACACCGATAGTGGAAAGCCGGAGGTGTCCATCCCGAACACCAACCGGAGGCAAGTTATCGATGCAATCGTGGACATGGCCCACCAGAGCGAGGCCAGAGTCAAGTCCGCGACCGACTACTCAGTTGTGCTGGGGCGGAAGATGGACGGCAATTCCGCTGGCGACTTCGTTGCGGCGGTGCTGTTTGGCTCGAACTACGATCGCACACCGGAGGCGAGGACTACATTCAACGTGCTCGAGCTTTCCGGAGGCACGAAGGTCTACGCCAGTGCTGACTTGGTGACGAACCCAGGTAGCGCGTTTGAGCGAACCCAGAACCTGACGGCTGGCAAAGGGCCCGAGCTAATGAACTTTCTGGCTCGCCTGAAGGCCCGTTTCGCAAGCTCAGAGCAGCCTGCTGCTCCAGGGCCCGCGGCGCAAGCTCTTGGCTCGCCGCAAATCAACCAGGTGCGTCAGCCAGTGGTGGCTGCAAAGCCCAGCCCTGGGCCTTTCTCGAGCATGGCTGAGGAACTTGCCCTGCGAGACATGTGCACGCCAGTCGGCTACGCACTCCGCACGGCAACAAGCCAGGCCGGCGACACCTACCGGGTGAACTGCATGGGCGGGATGGTCAAGGAGTACGCTTGCGCCGGCCAGAGTTGCTTGCCGGCCCGCTAGTCGGTGTACGAAAATTTGCTAGGAGACCACGATGAGCCGACAACTAGAAGCTAACGTGCAGGAGATCAAGGACCGTGTGACCCGCATGGAGTCACGCGTGGTGCAGCTGGGCGATCACGTCGGCGCGAACCTGCGCGCCAAGCTGCGTATTCACCGGGTGCGGGACGCTAGCGGCGACCAGTATGTCGAGGTGGATTCCTACGATGTGTCGATCAGCCGCATCCTGACCGAACTGGAAGAGGCGGGCTGGAGCGGTGACGTAGGCGTGAACGTGCGGGGTCGGCGCATCGCCACGCTGCATGTGAAATGAGCCGGGATTTGTGCCCGCCGACGCCGGTCAGGACAGTTCGCCGGCTCGGTGAGACCTTGGATGTCTTGATTTCGGCCTAGACTGGAACTGCAACATATGTCCGCTCCAGCTGGGGCGAGGAGGGAATCCCATGGCCCAAGAGTTCTTGGAAGACGTGGTGGCCAGCTACAACGAGTATTGCGAGTGGGTATGGGCTGGCCGAAAGAACGAGGACTTGGGCGATGAGCTGCTTGAGGACCTGATCGAGCGCATGAAGAACTTCTTCTTCGTGGCCAGCGATCTCGATCCCATCTCCCTAAAGATTGCCAAGGGTAGCTCCGATTTGGAGCTGACCGTCAGTGGCAATCGGCTAGGCATCGAGTTGCCCAAAAGCTCGGAAGATGGCGACGTGGAGACCCGTTGGATTGACGGCGAGTAGCCGATGAACCGGCGATGCTTGCGCAAGAAAGAACTAAGCCCGCCATCCGGCGGGCTTAGTCTTTAAGGACTCTCTATCATTGCTTGGCGAATCGAAGAATCGCCTGCGCATCATCATATGGGACGACCGAACTGTTGGGGGCTGTGTTCAGTTCCGTTACGACGTCCCTGTATGCGCGTGACAGTAGGGCATCGGATTGAGCGGGCGCGTTGACTGCAAACATTACTTGTTGGGGTAATTGCTGCTCTGTGTGCAAGCGCTTTATTTTGCCGAGCCATTCCCATCCGTGGTCGAAAATCGCAGCAGGATCGTCATGTGCAAGGTGGAGAGGCTTAATCGCCTTTATAGGCATGCCCTCCCAATTCACACGCACGAAAGGAAACTTGGCATGGTATGCCTCGTTGCCAATCTTTCGAGCCTTGAATAGAGCTGTTAGATCTGCCGCGCGTAACGTGCTTTGGATGTGCTTCTCGAGAATCTGCTCTTGGTACGCCTTAGTAGCAAAGGCTCTCCCAACGGCGTGCTCAAAGACTTTTATGAGTTCGCTAGCCGGTTCGTCGGCCAGAACAACTCGCACGTCAGCAAATCGAATCATCGACTCGCGTGGTCGCACCAGCTCTCTAAAGAGATGCGTTGCCTGGACTTGTGAGTCCAACACCTGCCCATAGAGTTCTTTGACACGATTCAATTCGTCTCGCAAGGCATCACGAGCGGCTCGATAGACCTTGGCGTCAAGCTCTTCAAAGAAAGCGGTTATGCGTCGAACCCTGGTCAGAAGCTTGAAGTCGAAATAGCCTGTCTTTGGGCAGACCATGACCACTCCAACATTGGCGAACTCACCGGTCTCGACGTATGGCATGAAGCGAACGATCGCGTACTGGCATGCGTATTTCATTTCGCTCCTCCCCAAAATCCATCTGCTTGTGAGAACGCTGTCAATTGTGAAAGGATTTTGTCAGCGTCGAATGTTGTTGGCACGCCCTCGTCGACCCACCACCACTCTTCGGGACAACTGTCGCATGCTACGGTGAACTGAGCAATGGCTGCTTCCAGGCGCTGCTCGTAGGTAGCTACGGTGACACAATCAGCAACAATGCGGCCCCATTCAGCTCGAAAAATGTGACTGAAAAAGAACTCTGCGGGGTTGAAGGCGTCATCGAACGCCTGGTTCTGGTCAATGACTACCACGCGCTCGGTGGTCGGGTTCCAGAGAAGGTTGGGGTTGCCGCCCAGCGCTGTAAGGCTGCGGTCACCATTGCGAACCCACCAGTCGAACACCAGTATATCCGATCGCGTCTCGATGGGGACCGAGCCAACCTGGGGCCACGAAACCTCAAGGGCGTGCGACAGCGCCAAGGATCCAAACGCGGGTCCGGTACCCAATTCCTGCTGGTCGATTGGCAGCATTTCTACCAACTCAGCCGGCACATCAACAATAGTGAAGGGAGCAATTGGCAAGCCAAACGCCAAGCCAATATTGCCGGCCACCCATTCGCAAATCTGGCTGCGTCGGGAAGCGTGTTTCCCCTTCACGTAGTAGAGTTTGCCATCCTCCGCGCGGCATCGGAACGGTCTAGTTACACCTTGTTCAGCCCGCCCCAGGACTTCAATGATGGTTGGATATGTCATCCGAAAATTTTCGTGCGATGTCTTGTGGTTCTGATTGTCTTTGCCGCTGCTGGCGGGCGGCTTCGCGGGCGCATGCTATGGCATGACGGCGCGCGAATTGGATCCCACTTGAGAGGGGGGTGCGAAAGTGCAACAGCCCAGTGGATGCCCTTAAGGGGTTGCCCTTAGAGGCGCTCGATAGCCTGCTGCTCGGCGATGGTGCTTAGCAGGCCGGCCGCGCCAGCGGCTTCCAAGGGGTTTGCCTTGAAATTGCCGGTCAGCACGAATTCGTATCCCCGGTGTACTGTCCTCGCCACAAATGCAAGTCCACAGAGCTCGCCCGCTGTAGCCTTGCGCAGCAATTCCTGCGCAATCTCGACAGCTTCCCTATCCACCACCAGATTTGTGACGTTTGCCTGCACGGTTGACCCCACCTTCGAGCGTGCTCTTTAGCCTTTGTCTTTGTTCTGAGACATTCTCGGCATAAGTGCGTGAGGCAACGGTACCACGTTCCGTGGCGTTTTCCGCAGGTGCTGAATTAAGCTTTTCTGAATCCAGATCTGCGAGCGCCTTAATTTGTGCGATCGCTACGCGCCTGGCGCTTTCCGACATCGATTTAAGCAGCTCGATGGCTTCCTGCAGTTCTCCCAAGGATTCAGCTTGCTCGTGGTCCATGCTGCCATGGGAGAGGCCCAGAGCGTCTTCTATCCGGCGGGCCGTGCGGCTACCCATGCCACGCCCGTCTGCCTGGTTCTTGATCTGGCTTAGATAGGCAGGCGCGATCCCCACCCGCTCAGCGAATGAGGTGATGGTCTGCTCGCCGATCAGGCGCAGGAGATTGAGTCGTCGGATCTCGCTGATGTCCATGCGGGCATTACATAGCATTTTGCTACGCGCTGGAATGCGCAAAATGCTTTTGACTTGCCACTAGCATTTTGCTATCGTAAATCCATCGATGACCACAGTTCAGTGAGCGTGGGATGGATGCAAAGACTTTCCTGAAGCAGTTCGGCGCGGAAGAGGCTGCGCGCGTGAGCGAAGCCGCTGGGACCAACTACGCCTATTTCAGCCAGATAGCCCATGGGCATCGACGCCCATCGGTCCGGCTCACCGAGCGACTGGTGGTGGCCTCGGAAGGCAAGCTCGATTTCGTTTCGCTCCTGCAGTCAAAGGACCACCAAGCAACCGTGGCTGAATCAGCCGCTTCACCTGCGTAAAGACTGAAGCGACCACCGACAAGGAAACACCCATGAAGAACCTCTACGCCAGATTCGTGCTGTGGTTGATCGGGCCGGCATTGGACTGCCGGGAATCTTCCGGCAGCGAGTCAGATCTGTCGCCTGCGCAGCGGACGATGGTCGACGAAGCCATCTGTCGCCTTGTTGCGAGTGGCTGCACTGACCCAGAGTTAATCCAGGCCGCCGCCGGTGGGCTGGCGGTGGCGCTAGTGAGCAAGAGAAGGGCTACTTCTGACGGGTAGTCAGGTACTTGGCATAGGTCTCGATGAAGTTGGAGCAGAACTCTGCGAGCTCTGCGCCGCTGCCAGTGTGAACGCCTGACTGCGCGCCCAGCAAGTTCGGCTGATGTTCCAGGACATGTTTCAACAGGTCCTTTGCAGAACCGCGCGCTTGTTCGATTTCCATGTGTACCCCTTTCGTGGGTGGTTGAGAAGGTGAGAGACCTCAATTCTTCCACGGTTGAGGGTACGCACCAATTACCCGTTAGGCGGGCATGTCCGGCCGGCGGCGAGCAGCGATAGGCGAGCAAATCGCCAGGCTGTAGAGAGCTCGCGAGACCTATCAGCGGGCACCAGCGGGTTTGGGTTACCAACGGGGATTTCGGGATGACAGACCGGGACGAGGGCATGGCACGCAGCGGACGTAGCAACCTGTTCGGAAAGATGACCGCGGAGATACCCAAGGTGAAGGTGTCCTGGGAAACCCGCGAGGCCTTGGAGGCCAGGGCCACAGAGGTTGGCATGTCGCTCTCCGAATTCGTGCGCGAGCTGCTGATGGTCAGCGCCCACGGCGAGGACTTCATGAAGAGCATATACGCCGAGCGCATCAGCGTCGTGGCGAGAAAGGGGTGAGATCGGGGGTGGGAATGGGGTGCTCTCACACCCCCGCAGTTCACGCCATTTACTCACGGCCAGGCATTGGGAAGGGAGACGCAGTGATTCACGAACTTACACCCCGGGCGCACGTGCGTTCGGCCGGCGCCGAGGCCTTCTGCCGCGGCAAGCAGGCCGACGAGAACCCGCACATGCCCGGCACCGATGCGCACCTCGAATGGCTCGCGGGCTACAAGGGCGAGCAGTACAACCCCGCGAACCATGTGCTCTCACGCCAGAGCCGGCGTCGCTGAAGGTTGTATCCATGGCCCGCATTCGCACCATCAAGCCGGATTTCTGGACCGACGAGAAGATCGTGGAGCTGCCATTCGAGGCGCGCCTGTTCTTCGTCGGCACCTGGAACTTTGCCGACGACAACGGCAATCTGCAGCGCTCAGCTCGCAAGCTGAAGATGCAGATTTTCCCGGCCGACGCCATCGATTGCGAGCCTGTCATTCAGCGGCTTCTTGCGCTGGGCCTGCTCACTGAGTACTCCGTGAATGGCGACACCTACCTGCACATTGTCGGGTTCGAGCGGCATCAGGTCATCAATCGCAAGTCCAAATCCGCCATCCCGCTTCCCGTTCAACTCACTGAAAGCAACGCGTCTGAGACCGGTGATTCACTGAATGCCTGTGGTTCTGGCCACCCTGATTCCGTGAATGAGGGTGGTACAGACCAATCCGATTCAGGGAGTGCTCATGGAGGACTCACTGAGGACTCACTGAGTCCTCACGCAGATGTCACGGAGGACTCACTGACGGAAGGGAAGGGAAGGGAAGGGAATAGGAAGGGAAAGGATAGTGGTAGTTCAATCGTCAGTGGTTCGCGCGCGACAGTGGGCGCGACGATTCCCAACCCTCCGACTGGTGAAGGGCATTGGGCGTCGCACTTCCGCGAGCGGCACGGCGTCGAGATCGACGTCTGCAGCATCCACGACCGCAAGAAGGCTTGGCCGATCTTCGCTGGCTGGGTCAACGCCGGCCTGACGCTGGAGCGCGTCGATGCCGCGGTGGCCCAGGCCCGCAAGGAGGCCAAGGAGCCGATCGCATTCCTGCCGGCATACGTCGACCGCGTGCTTGCGTCGCAGGCGCCAGGCACGACCACAGCCGAAACCAGGGCGCAGGATCGCGCCAACGTCCACGCCACCCTCACCGGGAGGAAACCGAGCCATGAACGCACCCCAGAGACCTTCGATGTTGACGCCCGCGTCGTCGGCTGACTGGCCGGCCGGCGCCATCCCAGAGTCCTGGGTGGACAGCCTGTTCGCACGCATGTCGGGCATGTACGGCTCCAAGTTCGCCGACCTATGGCGTGGCACGGATCTCGCTGCCGTGCGTCGCCTGTGGGGCAAGGAACTGGCCAGCCTGTCGCGCGACGAGCTGCGGCGCGCGAGTGACGCATTGCTGGGGCGCAGCTTCCCCCCGACGCTTCCCGAATTCCTGGCGCTTGCGCGGCCCCGGGTCAACTATGACGCGGCGCTCTACGAGGCAACCCAGCAGCTGCACCTGCGCACCGAAGGCAGAGACACCTGGACGAACCCGGCCTTCTACTGGGCGGCGATCAAGGTGGGCGAGTTCGACATGATGAACCTGAGCCACGGGGCGCTCATCAAGCGCTACGCCGCGGCACTCGACAGCGTGCTTGCACAGGACCAGATCCCGGATGTGCCGGAGAGGCGAGTCGCCTTGCCAGCGCCTGGCCGTGGCCGCGCCAGCCCGGAGCGGGTCGAGGCCGCCATGCGCGAGGTCCGGGCGACAACGAAAGAGCCCGGGAACAAGCGCTGGGCCGAGCGGATTGTGGAGCACGACAAGGCCGGCGAGAAGATCGCACTTGGCGTGCTGAGGATGGCCCAGGTAGCGCTTGGCCTGCGATCTGGCTTTTGAACTTCGAAGGAGGGACGGGAGATGAAAGTCATTCGCAACCTGATCGCGCGCTTGCTGCGCCTGCCGGCTATGCCGGCCTCGCCCGCGGCGGTGACGCCAGCGGTGCCGGCGGTTCGCCGACCGACTCGCGCCAGCCGCGAACTGGCGATCGCCACGGTGCCCTGGCATGTGCGCCCGGTAACGGCTGAGCCCGAGGCCAAGGACGGCGCGTCGGCGCTCAGCGTGGCCATGTTGATGGCGTCCTGCAGCGAAGAGGGCTTTGCTGCTGACGCTGGGTCGTTCGGCCTGCCCACGACTACGGAGTGAGGGCGCCATGACAGTGACCGTGAGGGAGCAGGTTTGCGCGGTGCTGCTCAAGGGCGAGAGCGTCATCGCGACGGAGTTTGCGAAGGTGGCGGGTTGCACTGGCGGGGCGGTGGCGGACGTCCTTGGTCGGCTGCAGGCCCTGTCTCTGGTGAAGGCCAAGAAGATCAAGCGGGGCAAGTTCTACCTGAAGATCTGGACGGCCACCGACCTGGTGGCGCTGGCCGCCTACCGGCCGCTCAGGCCTGGCCAGCACGTTCGCTCTGGCATCGACATCACGCCGCTGCTGGAGGTTTGGGGCATGCCGCTCAAGGCGCCCAAGCTCCAACTGCCGGCCACGCGACACGTTTGCTACGACGAACCGGAGGAGGCGACAGCATGAAAACGACGAAACAGCAGCTGATCGAGGCCCTGCAGCGCGACGAAGTGGTGATTGCCACCCGCTTCGCCACCACCGCCAAGGTCAGCAGGCAGTTGGTGCACAGGGAGCTGGTCCGCCTGGAGAAGGTTGGGGCCGTGGCGCGCCTGTCGGGCGGCTTGCGCGGCCAGTGGGTGCTTCTCAATGTGAACGCGCTGCCGGTGGTGGTCGAGCGCACGGTGGTCGAGGCGCCGCCCCGGCAGGTGGGTGGCGCGGTCGCGGAGTTGCTCGCCTTCTTCGGCATCACCCTGGCGCACATCCAGCTGCCGGCCCATCGCCACTTCCGCTCCGACGAGGTGCCGGCATGATCGGGAAATCGATTCTCGCCGCAGTGGCCGCCATGCTCGCCCCGATGGACGCTGCCCGCCAGCCGCAACCGCTGACCCGCAAGCCGGGCCGACTCACCCAGGCTGACCATGCCCGCATCGCCGCCGCAGAGGCCAAGCGGGAGCGGAAGGCCAAGAAGCTGCGGAGGGCAGCATGAAACCTCGTTGCAAAGTTGGAGATGTCGCCTTCATCGTGCGCGATTGCTACCCCGAGAACATTGGCCGCGTGGTGCGCGTCGTTGCGCCGGCGCTCTGGCTCGACGACGGCCCAGCCTGGCATTGCAAGGTCGAAGGCGCACCGCTTCGTGTTCAGGAATTGGACCGGCCGTGGGAATTCTCCTTCGACACCAAGGGCGACTGCTATGACGCCGACCTGCGCCCGATCAGCGGCGTGCCCGAGCATGACGAGCAGCTCGACGAGGTGACGGCATGACCGAACAGAACATCCCGGAACGCACGCCTGACGGGTACGCCTACCGCTATCCGGGGCCCTATGGCGGTCTGCGATTCAATGGCGGCGAGGAAGTGAATGGCTCTCGCCCGACGGAGGCCGTTCCGTATTGGCTTGGCAAGGCCGCCGACCATTCTGGTGACAGCGCCGAAATGGTGCCGAGCGCCGGCGGGCAACAGGTGGAGCAATTGCCCGTTGAACTGCGTGCGGTAGCCGAGACGGTTGCAGAGGGCGCCGGCTTCTGGGCGACCTGCACGGGTTGCTACGATACTGAGGACGGCCGCCCGACACAGAAGTACGCGCACAGCGATGTCTTTGGCTGCGAGTTGGGCAATGGATGCCGTGAGTGCGGCGGCCTGGGCGCGGTGTGGGATGACACCGACTATGCCGCGATGGTCGAGTTCATGGAGCAACGGGACACCGCCCCTGCGCCGGCCGCATCGCCTGCCCTGGCAGACGAGGCAGTGCATTACGTCCTGCGGCAATACTTCGACGTGACGGCGGAAACCGCCGCGAATGTCGCCCATGACCTGCGTTGTGGCGCCGCCCCTGCGCCGGTCGCAGCGCCTGCCAGCGACATGGGGCAGGACTACGCCGGGCTGGACTGCCCGCATGACACCTGCGACCCGGCCGCCTGTCGGTGCGCATCGCCTGCTGCGCTGACGGATGAGCAAATCACGGAACTGGCTGAGTCATATTGGCTGAAAGACGCACAGAAGCCAGGCGAATTCTTCGACACCAACAAGTTCGCCCGCGCTCTACTCGCCGCCCAGCCCGCAGCGGATGCGCCGGCACCCACTGCACAGGCGGATGACACGCCGTTGGTTCGATTCGTGAAACACCTGTCCGAAAACTGTATCGGGCAAGTCGTGACCGAAGATGCTCTGGAGGAATGGGCGCTTGACGTACTCGATAGCACGCCACGCGAGGTTATTGTCCGCCCCGGCCCCCGCATGCTCGTTGCATCGTTGCAAACGCCAGCCCGCCAGCAATCCGCCACCCCCGCAGCGCCTGCGCGCGCTGACCGGCAGGCTTACCGGCTGACAAACGAGAAACTGGGTACGCAAGCCGCGCCGCAATACTGGATTCATGAGCTTCGCGGCAAGGCAAAGACATGCAGGGCAGTTGCGGAGCACATCAAGGCTGACCCGGAAGGCTACGACGACAGCCCGCTGGAAATTGCTGATGGCGCCTTGCAGGATGCTCATGCATTCGAGTCGGCGGCGAACCTGATCGAAGAACTATCGCACCCTGGCCGGCAGGGTGTGGTGCTGTCGGATGAGTTGCTGGCCCGAGCTTGTGCCGCATACCGCCAAGAGTTTGCATGCGTTTTAAACCATGAAGCCGCCATGAAGGCCGCGCGGGCTGAGATCGGCGCATCGTCCTCGCGGGCGGAGGAACCGGAGTGCAAGACGTGCGGAGGTCGCGGGCAAGTGAATTGCAGCGAGCGCATAGGCGAAAGCGACTTCCACGAATGGGAGCAGGATTGCCCGGTGTGCGGTGGCGCGGGCACTGCGCCTGCTCATGTTCAAGCACTCGCGGCGCGCTTTGAGGCTACGCACAACGAGTTGCACAAGATGCGATTGGAAGCCGGTGCGCGGTCTCTGTTCGCGTCCTCGCGGGCGGAGGTGGAGATTCCTGCCAGCGTGAAGGATTGGCACGCCGCATGGCAGGCACACGTCGATGCGACAGCCGCCTATAACGCCCGCTGGGAGGTTTCACGGAAGTCGGAGCTTGGCGCCGTATCCCTGACGGACGAATACCAAGCCATGACCCTTGCCAAAAACAAGGTGCTTCGCATGCTGCCCACGCTGTTCGAAGGCATCGGCACTGTGCTCGCCGCCGCTGAGGCGCCCAATGGGGAGAAAGATGCGGATGCGTGACCTGCGGCGCCGCTACAAAACGTGGTGGTGGATGGAGATACGCCGCGACCTTCGTCCGCGTGGCAAGCATTGCATGCTGGCCCAGGAGGAGGCAGGCCACGACGAACACAACTGCTGGACGGAATACCTGATTGCGAGGTGGAAATGACAATGCGTGAAGCGTTTGAGAAGAAATTCCCGATGCCGAGCCAGTGCATCCGTTGCGGCGATGGCTATGCGGCAACCGGCTACAACGCTTGGGAAGCGCAAGCCTACTGCAGCATGTGGAAAGGCTGGCAAGCCGCCTACGCCGCTGGCATGGAGCGGGCGGCGGTCATATGCGACAGAGTGGCATTCGGGAATGAGCGTTCCGCAAGGTCGGTTCTGGACTGCGCCGACGCCATCCGCGCCGAAATGAACAAGGAAGCAACGTGATTTACGACAAGGACCGCGAACAGTACAAGGCCTGGCTGGCCAGCCTCAAGCCCGGCGACCAGGCAGCCGTGGGTTTGCACTCGCGCTACGGCCATCCTCCGTCCATCCTGACGCTCAAGCGCATGACCGCCACGCAATTCGTGATGGCAAATGAGTTCGACCGTGAGGAGCGTTACCGCCGCGACAACGGCGGCAAGGTCGGCGGCAGCAGCTTCGATGGCATTCGTCCCCTGACGGACCAGGTGCGCGCCGCTATCGAGCTGCACGGCCACCGCCGATGGCTGAATGACATTTCCTGGCGCGATGACAAGATCAAGGCCATCCCCGCGCCCGTGATTGCGGCCATGCGCGCCGCCTACGATAAAGGCATGGCCGAGCACAGCGCCGACCAGGAGGAGAACTGACATGCACAGGAGCGCAGTGATTTCGGACTGCGGCGCCTTCCGGTACCACCTGGAGCGCCGCTGGGGCCCGGCAAAGCCCATGCTGTTCGTGATGCTGAACCCCAGCACGGCGGACGCCAGCGAGGACGATCCGACCATCCGCAAGTGCGTTGGGTTTGCCGAGCGACACGGCAGCGAGTCGGTGGAGGTGGTGAACCTGTTCGCCTTCCGCGCGACCGATCCGCGCGAGCTGAAGCGCGCCGGCTACCCGGTTGGCCCGGACAACCATCGCCACATCCGCCTGGCGGCGGCCAGCGTGGCGCGCCGTGGCGGCCTGGCCGTGTGCGCCTGGGGTGCGAACGGGCGCGGCCTGGGCGCCGTCCAGGTGGTGACCGAGCTGCTGCGCCAGGGCGGCCTGCCGCTGCACGCACTGTTCCAACTGGCGGACGGCACGCCGGCGCATCCACTTATGCTGCCCTACAGCAGCAAGTTGGCTTGCATTTCGGGAGCGCAAAGCAGGGAGGTTGCATGACTGGCCGGCAACTGCGGAAGTGCGATTGCCTGAACGACTGCGGAGATGACAGCGGCATCAGTCGCCTCGAGGCGCGAAAGTGCGAGGCGGCCATTGCTGGTGAGGCCGCCCGACGGGCCGAGGCTTGGCAGGCCTTCGAGACATGGTTCCGCTCGCCGACCTGGCCGACTGATGTTGCGCCTTGCCAATGGATGGACGAAACGAGCGCCCGCTGCGGATGGTTTGCTGCACGGCGGAGGCATCGGGCATGACGACCCGCATTGCCTTCACCATCATGGGCGAGGCCGCCAGCAAGGCTAACAGCCGCAAGATCGTCACGATTCACGGAAGGCCGGCCAGCATCAAGTCGGACAAGGCTCGGAAGTTCGCCATGGACGCCCTGCGCCAGATTCCACCGGCAGCGCGCCAGATGCTGGAGGGGCCAGTGCGGGTGACCATGCACCTGTTCTATGCCACAGAGCGACCGGACCTCGATGAATCGGTGCTACTGGACGTGCTGCAGGCCCAGTACTCGGGCAAGGGCGGCAGGCGCGCTCTGGTCCATCGCGGCGTCTATGTCAACGATCGCCAGGTGAGGGAGAAGCATATCTACCATGGGATTGATCGAGCCAATCCGCGCGCGGAAATCATCGTGGAGCCGCTGCACGCGCAGCAGACCGGCTTGTTCGTCGGGGATGCTGCATGAGTAAAAAGGCGCCGACCAAGGCCGAACTTGCCTACATGGGGCGCATTAAGGAGATGGCGTGTATCTGCTGCACGCTGCTGGACCGGCGGCAAGAATCCGCCACCGACGCGCACCACATTCGTACGGGGCAGGGTGGCCAGCAGCGGGCCGGAAATCACTTGGTCATCCCGCTTTGCCACTTGGATTGCCACCAAGGCAAGAACGGGGTGCACGGAGACAAGACATACCTGCGGATCCTCAAGATGACGGAACTGGATCTGCTCGACGCGACGCTGGCGCAGCTCAACGGAGGCTGATGCTGGCTGGCATTGACGGTTTTGCAACGGGGAACAAAGTGAAAGCACCGGGGAATCTTTCGCTCTGCCACGCCGCTCCTGGGGCGCGTGCGCGCGCGCCGCAACCTGTGTCTCCTCCCACGATGTGGGCTTTGCCTGTCCGAGGCAACTCGGCGGGCTTTTTCTTTTCGAGGTGATGACGATGTACGTATGGATTCTGGTCTCTGTGGTCATCGGCATCATGGTCTGTGTCTGGCTCGACGTGCGGCCTATGCCGCGGGTGGGCTGACGATGGCCGACAAGCTGAGCGTCAGTGGTAATGCAGGCGCTGTCATACGTGACATTGACCGACTGATGAACCGCGATCTGCCGTTCGCCAGCGTGGTCGCCCTCACGCAGACTGGGCGCAAGATTCGCGACGCTGAGCGGATCGAGATCCAGCGTGCCTTTGACAAGCCCACCCGATACACCATCAACAGCGTGTACCTGCAGCCTGCCACGCCGGCCAAGCCAGAGGCAGTAGTGGGTCTCAAGGCGGACACCAGCAAAGGCACGCCTGCTGTGAAGTACCTGGCGCCCGAGGTCTCAGGCGGAGGCCGGGGCTGGAAGCGCTTCGAGAAGGCGCTGCAGCGCATCGGCGCCATGCTGCCAGACGAGTACGCATTGCCGGCGGCCGGGGCCAAGCTGGACGCCTACGGCAACATGAGCCGCGCCCAGATCATCCAGATCCTGAGTTACCTCCGGGCCTTCGGCGAGCAGGGATATCGCGCCAATGCCACGGACAAGAGCCGTGCGCGGCGTGAGCGAGTCGGGCGCAGTGCGAATGGGTTCAAGACTGTCAACGGCGTGGCCTACTTCGTGGCCCGGCGCGGTCACCGTATCGGCGCGCGCAGCTGGATGCACGGGCGCATGCAGACCCTGTCGTCTGGTGTCTATGCCAAGCGAGGCATTCATGGCAGCGACATCGTGCCCGTGCTCGTGTTCGTGCGCGCACCGGCCTACCAGCCGCGCTTCCGCTTTTTCGAGGTAGCCGACCAGATCGCGCGCGCCGAGTTCGAGGGCGAGCTGACGCGTGCGCTGGCCAGGTATTCGAGGGCCTTTCGATGACAGCGACCCGTCCATTCTCGTCCAAAGGTGGCATATCCGCCACTCGGATAGCCTACCGTTGCCCGGCCCCCGCACAGGTTTGGTGCGAACACTGGAAAGTGACGAAAGGTACTCCCATGAGGCACCCTGTAAGGGTAATTCGAGCCTCGCGCGCTCTCTAGTCACGACACAGCTCTATGGGGATTATGTGATCGACCTGGACGTGAAGTTGAGGCAAGCCGAATTTGCTGCCCTGGTTGGCATCAGCCAGCCGGCGGTCAGCGGCCTCGTCGCGCGCGGGATCATCCTCTCCGGCATGACCGGCCGGCAGATGCTGCTTGCCTATTGCAGCCACCTGCGCGAAACCGCCGCCGGGCGCGCTTCGGAGAGTGAGTTCGACCTCGTCGCAGAGCGTGCACGCCTGGCGAAGGAGCAGGCCGATCGCATCGCCTTGCAGAACGAGGTGACCAGGCGGGAGCTGGCGCCGGTTCATCTGATCGAGCAGGTCTTGTCGCAGGCCGGTGCACGCGTGTCCGGCATCCTCGAGGCGATACCAGGCATGCTCAAGCGCCGGCTGCCGACTCTGTCCGCTACCGACGTGGAGCTCATCACCCGGGAGGTGGCTAAGGCACGGAACATTGCCGCCGCCGTGACGCTGGATGACCTGGGCATCGAAGCGCCCGACGAAGAGGAGCCCGCCTGATGCTGGCGCCTCAGTATCGCCCCATCATTGCACACCACCTCGGCCGGGGCCTGGCAGGGTTCGGCACGCCGGAGCCGATGACGCTCGAGGAATGGGCGGCCGCGCACTTCTACCTGTCGGCCGAATCTTCCTATGTCGAGCAGGCCTGGAGTGCCTGGCCCTTCCAACGCGCAATACTCGCCTGCATCAGCAACGATGCGATCCGTGAGGTTGACCTGCAGAAGTCTGCCCGGGTGGGCTACACGAAGATGATCCTCGCCGCGGTAGGCTACTTCGCCCATCACCGGCGCCGGAACCAGGCGCTTTGGCAGCCAGCCGACGACGACCGCGATGAGTTCGTCAAGACCGAACTGGAGCCGATGCTGCGCGATGTGGCGGTGATGCGGGAGATCTTTCCGGCTTTCCTCGCCAGGCACAAGGACAATACGCTGCAGGCCAAGAAGTTCCTCGGCTCCATGCTCCACCTGCGCGGTGGTAAGGCAGCGAAGAACTATCGCCGGATCTCGGTGGATGTGGCGTATCTCGACGAGCTCGACGCGTTCGATAGCGATGTCGAGAAAGAGGGGGACCCCGTCACGCTGGCAGCCAAGCGCACCGAGGGCGCTACCTTCCCGAAGCTGGTGTGCGGCTCCACCCCCAAGCTCAAGGGCTTGTCGCTCATCGAGCGCCGGGTGGAGCTTGCAGAGAAACGGTTCCGGTACCACATCGCCTGCCCAGAATGCGACACCTTCCACCCGATCACCTGGGGCGGGAAGGAAGAAGCGCACGGCTTCAAGTGGACGAACGATGACCCGGAGACCGTGCGCCACCTGTGCCCCCACTGTGGCGCGCTGATTCAGCAGGCCGACTACTTGCGCGTCTGGGAGCAGGGCCGGTACCAGTCGGATGACGGCACCACCATCAGCCACGATGGTGTGTTTCGCAATGCGAAGGGCAAGGTGGTGCGGCTACCCCGTCATGTCGCATTTCTCGGGGTCTGGACCGCCTATAGTCCGGCCGTTGCCTGGTCAGATATCGTGCGCGAGTTTCTGGCAGCGAACGAGAAGGCCCAGACAGGCGACATGTCGAAGCTGAAGGCCTTCGTCAACACCACCCGCGGCGAGGCATGGGAGCAGGAAGTCGAGCGCACCGACGTCGACGAGATCAAGCAGCGCGCCGAACCCTATGCACTGCGGTGGGTGCCGCTCGGAGGTCTGCTGTTGCTCGCGGGGGTGGATACGCAGGACAACCGGCTGGAGGTGGTGGTGTGGGCCTATGGCCGCGGGTGCGAGAAATGGGTGGTTGATCATCAGGTTTTCTTCGGGAATCCAGCGCAGGACAAGGTCTGGGATGACCTGACCGAGTACTTGTTTGATACCCCATTCACCCACGAGTCAGGCGCCACTCTCTATATAGAGGGCGCGGCCATCGACTCCCGCGGTCACAATACGCATGCGGTCTATGCCTACGCAGCCAAATATGCCCGCCGCAAGGTGTTTGCCGTTGCCGGTCGTCCTGGCCGGGAGAAGCACATCAAGGACGGCGTGGCCAAGGTGGACATCGACTGGCGCGGCCGCGTGAAGCGCAACGGCGTGCAGCTCTGGCACGTGGGCACGAACCACGCCAAGGATCTGATCTACAACCGGCTTCACATTCCCCGCCCGGGCCCCGGTTACATGCACTTTTCGCACGAGCTGTCAGACGAGTTTTTCCGCCAGATGGCCGGCGAACAGCGCACCACGAAGATGACGGCCAGAGGCGAAGAGTCCAAATGGTCGGCAACCCGGAAGCGGGTCGAAGCCTGGGATTGCACGGTCTATGCCGTTTGGCTGGAAACCCACCTTGACTTGGCTCGCAAGGCAGCGAAGTACTGGGATCAGCTGGAACAACGCCTAAGGTCCCAGCCAACCGGCTCGTCGACGCGCGCCGCGACGCCTTCGGTGGCGGCCGCGCCGGCAGCACCTCGACCTCCCGCCAGAAAAACCGCCATTGCCTCAGACGACTGGAGCAGCCGCCTATGAGCGACCCCCTCAAGAACGAAGACGCCTCGCAATCTGACGCCGCGATCGACCTCACCGGAGCACTGACGACCATCGTGCGGGAGGAGATTACGGCCGTCGAGCACCTTGCCAGGCCGATCATTGAGGGGCTCGAACGCGGGCTGCGCCGGCTTTTGGGCGGGCAAGAGGTCTATATCCCGGCGCCAGACCGGCGGGAGCGCGATGAGGCCATCCGTGCCGCCTTCAATGGCCGGAACCGCGATGAGGTTTGTCGCCAATTCGGGATCAGCAAAACCACCTTCTATGAGGTGATCAACCGGGCCTAGTCCCCCACGAGTGCAGATATTCCGCTTTTTCCCCTAAAAACCGGACTCACTTTCCCATAGATTGGACGCCATGACGACCGCCACTGACATGCTCGCGAAGTACTTGGCCGCCGAGCAGGCCATTCTCGAAGGCAAGGAAGCCCGCTTGGGCGACCGTGTGCTGCGCATGGAGGACCTATCCGAAATCCGGAAGGGGCGGCAGGAATGGGAGGCTCGCGTGGCCAGCGAGCAGGCGCAGGCCGCCGGCGTGCCGGGTTCCGGTGGCATCCGCTTTCTCAATGCCAGACTGGACCGCTGACCATGAACATGATCGACCAGATTGTTGCGTTCTTCGATCCAACGGCCGGGCGCCGTCGCCTATTTGACCGCGCTGCTCTCCAGGCGAGCTACGAAGCGGCGCAGCCCAGTCGGCTGAGGAAGTTCCATCGTAATCAGGCATCGCCGGACCAACTGGTTCGACAAGGTGCGATCTGGCTGCGTGCGCAGGCACGTCACCTCGAGCGGAACCACGATATTTCGCGTGGAATGCTGCGCACGCTGGTGAATAACGTCGTCGGGCCGGGCGGAATCGGGGTCGAGCCGCAGCCGCGGCGGCCGGATGGCACTATCCACGAGCAGTATGCCGCTGATTTGCGCGCCGCCTGGCGAGACTGGCAGAAGCTGCCGGAAGTCACGCAGGAGCACCACTGGGCCAAGGTCCAGCGGTTGGTTGCCAAGACCTGGTTTCGCGATGGTGAAGCATTCTCTCAGCTGCTGCGCGGCACCGTGCCGTTCCTCCAGCACGGCAGCAAGGTACCGTTCTCGCTCGAGCTCTTCGAGCCCGATATGGTTCCCATGGACTATGAGGATCCGGCCGCCAATATCCGGCAGGGCATCCAGCGTAATGCCTGGGGCCGCCGTACTGGTTACTACGTCTACAAGAGCTTCCCGGGAGACAACGCTTTCCTCGCGCGCGGCTCGGACGTCAAGCGAATCCCCGCAGAGAACATGCTGCAAGTGGCGGCCATCGACCGCATTGGCCAGCTCCGCGGCGTTTCCGAGTTCGCCAGCGTGATCACCAGGATCGAGGACATCAAGGACTACGAGGAGAGCGAGCGCGTAGCCGCAAAGCTCGCTGCACGCCTGACCGCCTATATCAAGAAGCTTTCGCCGGATGGGTTCAACCCGGACAGCATCCAGCGGGACGAGCAGGGCAACCCTATTCCGCGCGAAATCGCCTTTGACCCCGGGACCATCATCGACGGCCTGCAGGTGGGCGAGGAAATCGGCTTGGTCGACACCAAGCGGCCGAATCCAAACGTCCTCACCTTCCGGCAGGGCCAGCTTCGCGCGGCATCAGCCGGCATCGGCGCCAGCTACTCGAGCATCAGCCGGGACTATGATGGCACCTATTCGTCTCAGCGGCAGGAGCTGGTGGAGCAGTGGGTCAACTATGCTGTGTTGACCGACGAGTTCACTGGCATGTTCGTTCAGCCAGTATGGGAGGCTTTCGTCGCGATCGCCGACCTGTCCGGAGTGGTGCCGCGGCCGAAGGATGTGGCGCCAGATCTGGCTGACGACGCAATGTTCGTCGGCCAGGCGATGCCATGGATCGACCCAATGAAGGAAGCGCTCGCCTGGCAGCTGCTGGTGCAATGCGGCTTCGCATCCGAGGTCGAAGTCATGCGCAAGCGCGGCGTCAATCCGTACGACGTGCTGGAAAACATCACAAAGTTCAGGAAGGAAGCTGCCGATAAGGGGCTAGTGCTGGCCTCAGATTTCGCCAACACCAAGGGAGGCGCGGCGTCCCCGGCTGATGCGCCGCCCGAACCGCCTCCTCAGCAAGGTCGCACGCGTTCCCGCGTCGGAGCACAGGCCGGCTGACGGGCCGCTCCATGCGTCAGATGAAAATATTCCGGTTTTACCCCTAAAAACCGGAATCTCTTTTTGCCACACTTGCTGCATACCCAATGCACAGGTCTTGGCGATGAGCAAGTCTCCCCAGAAGTGGTACAGCATTCGCGCCCGCGCTGCCACGGCCGCAGCCGCTGCGGCGGTCGCTGCCGGCGGCGTGGCCGCAAGCTCCGCCGAGATCTTCATCTACGGCGATATCGGGGAATCCTGGTGGGGTGAGTCCGTGACGGCCGCTGACTTCGTCAAGGAAGTGGCGGCTCTGAACGTCGACGAGCTTACCGTACGCATCAACAGCTTCGGCGGCTCAGTCTCCGATGGCATCGCCATCTACAACGCGCTCAAGCGGCACCGCGCCGCGGTCACCGTCAGCATTGACGGCACCGCCATGAGCATCGCGAGCCTGATCGCCATGGCTGGCGACACCGTCGAGATGGCCGAAAACGCCATCCTGATGATCCATGCGCCTTGGGTCTACGCCTCTGGCAATGCCGTCGCGTTGCGCGAGGTCGCCGATTACCTCGACACCTGGTCGCAGGCCATGTCGAACAGCTACGCCGCCAAGACTGGCCGGCCTGCCGACGAGATGCTGGCGCTGCTGACTGATGGTGTCGACCACTACTACACGGCAGAGCAGGCGCTTGCCGAGAAGTTCATCGACTCTGTCACCACGGCGATGCCGATTGCCGCGTCCCACGATCTTTCTCGCTTCCGCGCCATCCCGGCGGCGGCAGCCGCTTTCAACTTGAAGGAGAAGCACATGCCTCATCCGAACCCGGCGGCCGCTGCACCGGCGCCCGCAGCTCCGGCCGACCCCGCAGCCCAGGCCGCTCAGGCCGAAGCGGTTGCGCGCGGCGTGCAAGCCGAGGCCCAGCGCCGTACCGATATCCGAGCGGCTTTTGCCAGCTTTGACGCCCGCGAAGGCGTCGCCGATCTGATGGCTGCCTGCGAGGCCGACACCCAATGCAGCGTACAGGGCGCCCGCGAGAAGCTGCTGGCACACCTCGGCAAGGAAGGCACGCCGGTTGCCGGCAACATCGTCACGGTCGAGGATGAGCAGGACAAATTCCGGGCGGCCGCGACCGAGGCAATCCTGGCCCGAGCCGCCGCCCGTGATGACAAGGGTGCACCGGTGCGCGCCAACGCAGCCAATCCGCTGCGTGGCTACAAGCTACTCGATCTGGCGCGCGCATGCCTGGTGCGAGCTGGCGTCAAGGTCGACGGCATGGACCAGATGAAGATCGTGGCGGCCGCGTTCACGCAGTCCACCAGCGATTTTCCGATCCTGCTCGAAAACACGATGCACAAGACGCTGCAGCAGGCATACGCGCTGGCTCCGGACACCTGGTCGCGCTTCTGCTCGATCGGCAGCGTGTCGGACTTCCGCGCCCATCCGCGCTACCGTGTCGGCAGCCTCGGCAACCTGGACGTGCTGAACGAACTCGGCGAGTTCAAGAACAAGACCATCCCGGATGGCGAGAAGGCCTCGATCACGGCCGGCACCCGCGGGAACATCATCAACCTGAGCCGTCAGATGATTATCAACGATGATCTGGGCGCGTTCATCGGTCTCGCCAGCATGCTCGGCCGAGCTGCCAAGCGGACCATCGAGGCCGCGGTGTACGCGCGCCTGGCGGAAAACTCCGGCGCTGGCCCGACTCTGGAAGACGGCCTAGCCTTGTTCCATGCCAACCACGGAAACATCGCTGGCACCGCGGCGGCGCCGGCAGTGGCCTCCTTCGAGGCCGGCCGCGTGCAGATGGCGCAGCAGAAGGATGTCAGCGGCAACGACTATCTCGACCTGCGCCCTGCGATCTGGCTGGGTCCGATTGGCATCGGCGGTACCGCGCGCGTAACCAACGACGCCCAGTACGACCCGGACACCGCCAACAAGCTGCAGAAGCCGAACCTGGTGCGCGGCCTGGTGCGCGACATCGTCGATACCCCGCGCCTGTCTGGCACGGCCTGGTACTTCTTCGCCGATCCGGCCGAGGCCCCGGCGCTGGAAGTGGCGTTCCTCGACGGCGCACAGGATCCGTATCTCGAGCTGCAGAACGGCTTCGACGTGGACGGCGCCCGCTACAAGGTCCGCATCGACTTCGGTGTCGCCGGCATCGATTACCGCGGCGCGCACAAGAACGCTGGCGCGTAACCGGCCGATTCCACCCACTGACTCCATAAGGATCGGATCATGAAGAACTTCATTCAGTACGGCGAGCACTTGACGCTGGCGCCGGGTGCCGACGTGGCTTCCGGCACCGGGTATCTCTTCGGTGCCGGCCTGTTTGGCATCGCCGTCACGGACGCCAAGAACGGTGTCGCAAGCGAGTTCCGCACCGAAGGCGTGGTCGAGATCGCCAAGACCTCGGCCCTGGCGATTGCCGTCGGTGACCGCGTGTTCTGGGATGCGACTAACAAGGTGGTCAATAAGACCACCACGGCGCAGGTGTGCGTGGGTGTGGCAGTCGAGGCTGCTGCCAACCCGAGCGGCACCGTCAAGATCAAACTCGGCGCCTATCTGCCGGCGGCAACCTGATAGCCCGTCAAGACATGGTCGCGCCTCATTCCTTTGATCAGCGTGTTTCGCGGGCGGTGCTTCGCCGTCTGGCGAATGCGCGCCTGCGCTCTGGTGCCGAGGTCTTTGACGCCGTGGTAGAGCGCCTACCGCGCACCGCAGGGGAATACGGCGATCGCACCGAGATTGGCACCCGCATCACTGTGCTGCGCTCGGACGTGCCGTCGCTGGCCCGCGGCGCGACCATCGTCTACGACAGTGCCAGCTATACCACCGAGGAACTTGGTGCACTCGCTGCGGTGACATACACCGTCGACGAGCGCGACGAGGATGACACTTTCGTGGCCGCTTACTGGGTGACCAAGGCATGAGCAAGGCGCTTCAGATTCTTCAGGCTATCAAGGCACGTCTTGCGACGGTTCGCGTGGCCGACGGCTATGAGACCGACATCGGGGCCCGGGTGTATCTCGGCCGGGAGTTTGGCAACGATGAGCAGGATCCTGTTCCGCTCTCTTCGGTGCACGACGGGTCGGGCGAGAACAAAGGCGATATGCGGCCGCACGTCGGAACCAACACCTGGTCGCGTTCGTTCGTGATCGAGGCCTTTGACGTCTGCGACCCTGACAACCCCTTGGAGAAGGCCCACGCGATGATTGCCGATGTCAAGCGTGCAGTGTTCAAGGACGGCGGGCTGGATGGCTTGGTGATGAACCTGCGAATTGTCGGCGACCGCGCGCTGCCGCGCGGTGCCGGTGCAAAAACAGTGTGCGCTCAGGTGCTGGGCGCCGTCGAGTACTTGGAAAAACCCACGGCCCCGTAATGGCCACAACTGGAGAGCAACATGGACTATTTTTCGGGGCAGGGGAAGCTGTACTTCGGGCAGCGCAACACCGCCGGCACCCCCAAGGAAATGCGCTGGGTTGGCGACGCCGCTGACGTCTCGTTCTCGGCCGAGCCCGATGTGCTGGAGGCCAAGGAGAACTACTCCGGCAACCGCCAGACCGTCGTGCGTATCACGCGCGAGCTCAAGATGAGCTTCAAGGCCTCGCTGCGGCAGATCAGCACCGAGAACATCCAGCTGCTCACGCAAGGCGATGTGGTGGCTCAGACCTCCGGATCGATCACCAACGAGATCATCTCGCCGACCACTGGCACCCTCGCGGTCGGAAATGTCTTCATCCTGGCTGCTCAGGATCTGTCGGCCGTTACCATCAAGGACAGCTCCGGAACGCCGAAGACCCTGGTGGCCGGAACGAACTACGATCTGGACGCGAAATCTGGTCAGATCGAGATTCTGGACGCGACGACCGGCGGCCCGTACACGCTGCCTCTGAAGGCCGACTACACGAAGGCCGCTCTGAGTCGCGTGAAGATGTACACGGCCGCCAACGTCGAATACTGGGTGCGCTTCGTTGGGCTCAACACCGCAGTGTCTGGCTTTCCGAAGGTGGTGCTCGATATCTACCGCACCCGCCTGGATCCGGCCAAGGACTTCTCGATGATCAGCGACGACCTCAACAGCTTCGAGCTGGCCGGTTCGTGCCTGAGCGACCAAACCAAGACCGCGGCCAGCGATTTCGGCCAGTTCGGGCGCTTGGTCCAGCTGACGTAATCCATGAACGCCCCCGCGCCCGTTGCCGAACTGACGCAGCTCGCCGGCGGCCCCTCGATTGAGAAGGCCATCGGCGAGCGTCAAGTTCGGATTACCCCCCTCAAGGTGAAGGAATTCGGCCCCATGCTGTCAGCGCTGGATCCTGTCTTTGTCGACATCGGTGTGCTGCCGGATGCGATGGTGGCCGGTGACATCGTGCACCTGTTCACGCGACACGCCGAAGCTCTGCTGACTGCGATTTGCATCGGTGCGCGCGTGGAGAGGGCGTGGCTGGACGAGCAGGAGCTGGATGTCCCGGTCAATCTGTTCGCCGACGTGCTGAGTGTGAACCGTGATTTTTTCGAGCAACGTCTGAAGCCAGTAGCCAGCCAGCTTCAGGCGATGTTTCCGGGTGGTTCGACATCGCTCAGCAGCTCGTCGGGGCCGGCCACAGCCTGACCGAAGTTCTGGGCTACACCATGGCCCAGTTGCGGGGCTTCTCGGATGCCATAGCCCGGCAGGCGCAGGAGCGTAGTCGGGAGCAACTCCTGATCGCACGTGGCGGCCAGGCCGACGAGAAGGGCTGGAAACAACTCTGGAAGGCATTCAGCACACCACTTACACGCCATGGCAGAACGTGAGATCAGTTACCGCATCAACCTTGCCAACGAGCGCGCTCTGGCCGCGCTGCGCGACTTCGCCTCAGCGCTGAAGAAGACTGACGACTCCGGCAAGAATCTGACTGGCGTTCAATCTGGCCTGCAGGGCGTCCAGACCACAGCACGCGCTACTGCCGGGGAGCTGGCGAAGGTGGGCCAGGAGGTTCGGTCGATTGGGCAGAGCGTCGGCGCACTGAAGAGCATCGGCAGCGTGGCTGCCGGCATGTTCGTCATCGTCCAGGCGCTGCAGGGCGTCAAAGCGGCGCTGACGGGGTTGCCGCAGGCCGGCATCAAGTTCGCGGCCAGCATGGAGACTGCCGAATTGGGCATGGCGGGGATCCTGTCCTCGATGGTCACCATCGACGGCAGGGCGGTAAGCCTGAATCAGGCGCTCGGTATCTCCCGCAAGATCATTGCCGACCTGAACAACGATGCGCTGGCAACGGCAGCCTCCAGCGAGGAACTGGTGCGCGCATTTCAGGCGATTCTCGGACCGGCGCTGGCTGCCAAGCTCACCTTGGAGCAGGTTCGTCAGTTGACCGTGACCGGTGTCAATGCGGTCAAATCGCTGGGTCTGAATTCCAACCAAGTGGTTCAGGAACTGCGCGACCTGGTTCAGGGTGGTATCACCCCGGCGAGCTCCACGCTGGCTACGGCCTTGGGAATCAAGGACGAGGACATCCAGCGCGCCAAGGCTTCGAGCGAAGGCTTGTTCAAGTTCCTGATGGACCGACTGCAGGGCTTCGAGGCCGCGTCCGCGCGCTTCGGTGACACCTTCGACGGCCGGCTTTCCAGTCTGAAGGAGGGGGCGACGCGCGCGGCTGCCGAGGGTTTCAAGCCTCTCTTCGAGGCAATCAAAGAGGGGCTGGGCGAGGCGACCGACGCCTTCGTTACGATCGAACGAGAGGGCGACAAGGTCAAGTCGATCCAGCTTAACCCGCAGACTGTCCAAGTGATGCGGGGTTTCTCGGAGACGCTGGTTGATGTTGGGCGGGGGCTCAAAGCGACCGCAGGGTTTCTGATCGAGCACCGGGACGCAGTGGTGGCCGTTGGGCAGGCATATGCCACCTTCAAGGTATTCACCACGGTTCGAAGCGTCCTGGAAGGGCTCAATGAGAGCTTAACGAGGAACCGGAACGCCATCCTTGGCGGGGACGCTGCCACGCGGGCGGCAACCGCCGCGACGCTGGCGGACTTGCGTGCCAAGGTGGCTCATGCCGATGCCGTTCGCATTCACACCGGCCTGCTGCTCGCCGAGGCTCAGGCTGCGGTGGCTGCCGCCAGTGGCATGCAGCGGCTGACGCTGGCCCAGACTGTGCTGGTTCCCGCGCAGCAGCGCGCCGCTGCTGCGGCGTCAGCGCACGCGGCAGCGCAAACTGCCCTTGCGACTGCCATGGGGCCGACCGGCGTCGCCGGCGTGCTCTCGCGCGTTTCTGGTCTGCTGGGTGGCCCGATCGGGATTATCGCCTTGCTGATCACTGGTGTTGCGGCTTGGGCCTCCTTTGGCAACTCGGCGAAGACGTCCCTCAATGGCATCGACGTGTCGGTGCAGACCACGCGTGACAGGATCGCCCGCCTCAAGCGGGAGCTGAAGTTCGGGGCGGGGGATATCGGGACCAACAAGGCGGGGCAGGATGCACTGCGCAACCGGATCGCATTGCTGGAAGGTGCGGCGCAGCAGCCAGGCCCGAGCGGCATGCGTCCCTTCATCCTCAGTAATGGCGAGAAGCTCTCCCGCGGTAATCGCGACCGGGAACTGAACCAGGCGCGCCAGCAGTTGGCCGAGTTCGAGGCGGAAGCGAAGCTGCTGCAGCAACAGGCCGACAAGCAGGCCGCTGACCAAGAGGCCGCCGTCGGCAAGCTGGGCCTGAAGAACACTGGCGCGCTGCAGGACTTCACCGATCTGGTCAAGAAGCACCGCACCAGCTCCCAGAAGGCTGCCGACGAGATCAAGGAGATCAACTCGGCATTCGCCAAGGCCGTGTCGGAGACGCCGGAGTTGCAGAAGGACAACCCGAAGTTCGATCCAAAGCGCCTGGCCGAGGTCACCAAGGCCCGTAATGACGCGATCGTCGAGGCGCGCCGGCAGGGAGCCGGCGCCTCCGGGCTTGGCACGCAGAATGCCGCAGCGAAGGCCGATTTCGAACAGTTGAAGGCGACGCTCGATCAGGAATTGACGCTCAAGAAGGACGCTCTGGCGTTCGACCAAGCGGAGAACGAGCGCGCCTACAAGGACAGCCTCGTTGGTATCAGCGCCTACTATGACCAGCGCTTGCAGATCGTCACAGACGGCATCGACGCGGAGAAGGCGCGCAACCAGAAGCTGATCGACGAGTTGCGCGCCGAACAGGCTCGTCTTGGTGGCCAGAACCCCAAGAGCGCGAATGAACGCGTGCAGCAGAGTACCCAGGCCAAGAAGCTGGAGACGGAAATCCAGCAGCTCACCACGCGGAACCTGAAGCTGGATCAGGATCGTACGCAGGCTGCGCGGGAGACGAATAGCGAGCTCGCCAGGTCAAAGCGCTTGCTGGAAGCTCAGGCAACGGGCGTTGTCTCTCAGGTGGCGGCGGCCACTGGCACGCTCACACGCGCGCAGATCGAGGAGAACGTGCGCGCACAGAATGCAGAGCTGTCGGCGCTGGCAAAGGCGAACCCCGATCTGCTCTCGCCGGAGGTGGTTGAACAGAAGATTCAGCTGGAAGTTGACGAGGCTGACTTCGATCGCATCAAGGGTCAGATCGATCAGGTCATGAGCGACCTGCAGCGCGCTGGGCAGCTTTTGCAATTCCAGGGGTTCGATGGGGATGCCCTGGAGATACGCTTCCGTCCACTCAAGGAGCGGGCGCTTCCGATTTTGCAATCCCTAAATGATGAACTCCAAAAGCTCTCAGCGCGTTCGCCGTCCGTGAAGATCAAGACGAATGCGAACAGCGTCAAAGCACAGCTTGACGAGCTCGGAAGGCCAATAATCAATTTGCAAAACACGCTCGAGAACGCGACGGTGAGCGGGTTTGGGACTCTCTTTCAAGACATTATCGGCGGCGCGAAGAGCGCATCTCAGGCAGTCAGCCAGTTTGCCAAGAATGTTGTTAATTCGCTCCTCAATGCAATCGGTCAGAAGCTCGGGAGGAAGCTGTTCGATTCGCTATTCAGTGCGGAAGGCGTCAGCGGCGTCTTCAGTATATTTGGCCTCGGTGCGCAGGAGAAGGCTGAAGGCGGCTACATCCGTGGCCCTGGCACCACCACCAGCGACAGCATCCCGGCGCTGCTCTCTGACAAGGAGTACGTCGTGCGGGCGTCGGCCGTGCGCGATGTCGGTGTCGGCTTCCTTAACTGGGTGAACCGCGGCGGCGCGGCCGTGCGCTCGGCGGCATCGCAATTCCGGGGTGCGGTCCATCCGGCGGCGTTTGCCCGATCGAGCGCGGTGGCGCGATTCGCCGGCGGTGGGCTGGTGTCCGCGCCTGCCGCGTCCGGCGCACCGCACCTGCAACCGGCGCCGACCAGCTTCCAGTTGCAGATCCCAGACAACGCCCTCCACTGGACGCTCCAGGACTGGCTGGGCAGCGAACTCGCGCGGATGGCGGCCACACGATGAGCCTGCGCATGCTCTCCAACCCGTTGCGTGCCGACGCGACCGCCATCCTGGTGTTCGAGGGGCCAGCCCTCGTGGCGGTCACCTGGACTATTGCCAGCGGCGCTGGTGTGGTGACGCCGTTTGCTCCACAGACGGACGCCAGCGGGCGTGCATGGGCGAGGTATGACCCGGCTGGAATAGCCGGGGAGGCAGTGATCGAGGTGCAGCATGGCACTTGAGCTGCTGGCAGGGCCCTTCGATATCGTGGCGGACGGTTCGTTGATCACAGACGCATCGACGGGTGCTACTGCACTCTACGATGATGATATTGGTCTCTACACGTTCAGTAGCACCAAGGGCGGCTTGCTCGTAGTGCAGTTGGACGGCTATGCCTGCCTGCGAGCAGCCCAAGTGCGGGCGAATGCCTTCGCACTGGATTTGCAGAGTCCCGGAGAATACCTGATTCTTGGATCTCTCTTCGAGGAGGGGCTGTACAGGTTCAACAAGCGGGCCGCAACCTTCGGTGAGCTTGTTACCGGAACAGAGCCAACGGGGGATATTCAAGTACGCACGCCAGATCGATACATGCGCATTCTGGGTACGAACGTATTATCCAAGCCGCTCACGCTCGTAGGCGACTGGACATACGAGGCGAGTCTGAGTGGGGCGCCTATCAGCCTCTATGCCACGGTGTCTTGTACCCGTGACGCGAACGTGCTCGCAATAGTCTTCACTAACGGAACGGTCGTCTATTACGACTGGGTCCGAAGGAACCAAGTTGGCGGCGTCGCGTTTGTTGGCCCCAATGATGGGGCGTGGTACAGCGCGCGCTACGACATCTTCATCGTGCTTGCGGACGCCAAGCTGAACGTGTACTCAAGCTCCCCCCGTCCATCGTCGATCTCGGCCCCGGCTGCCGTAACGCCGCTCGCAAAAGGGCGAGCAAGTCCAATCAAGTCCCGCGTTCTGGGCGCGGATGCGGAGCCATGTGTTGGTGAGACTGTCGATTGGTCGCTAAGCGGTCCGGGGGCGTTGGAGCACATACAGAGCGTGACGGATAGCGACGGATGGGCGTGGAACACCTATGTGGCCCCACAGGCCTCCGGTGATACGCCAACAATCTCGGTCGAGGTGAGGTTCTGATGTTCCGCCAGATCTTTGAATCGATGCCGCTGGTATATCGAACCCCTGCCGAGTGGGCCGGCATCCCCAGTGGAGTTGGATTGGGGGCGCTCTACAACGGATACCTAATTACGCCACCTCGAATCTATGCGGAGGAGCTTAGTGGCATCGACGGGATGTTCGTCGCCCAGGAGAAGACCCCAACTGCGGACGCAGTGATTGTACTGACTGGGACAACAAGCCGTATCTACTGGCCTGGCTGGGATCGGCTGTGGTGGAAATTCAATGCCATTACTGGCGAGTTCATGGCACGAGGCACCAACCCTGCCAGCTTTTTCGATTACGAAGTTTTCCAGGCAAGAGATGGATCGCTGTGGCAAAAATCAAGTCTCGGCAGTTTCTTCCAAGTGGATCCGATCAGTTTTGATGAAGTCCCCGGGACGCGACGCGGGCCTGACGAGTTTGGGGCGCTTTCCATCTACGTGTGCATGATTGATCGGCTGCAGAATGTTGCGGTGCTATACACCAACAATGAAACCGGCAGCCGTCAGATTGGCGTCTACAACTGGACAACTGGCGCGCTGATTCGTCGCATTCATGTCGGCGGGATCGCCATTGACATTCTTCCCGAAGACGAGCGGCGCTGCTATGTGGTGACAAACAGCGGGCTTCTGTGCTTGGTGGACTACGTCTCGGGTGAGGTTCTGCATACTGTTCGCTCGCCGGTCCCCCTTGGAGACGTGATTTACGCATGGGACCGGATCTATCGTCGCCTGCTTGCGTTTCAGATTGCACCAAATGGGGATGACGGCGCATGCCAGTCAGTGATTCGAGGCTGGTATCCGGTTCCGCTCGGCACGCATCTGACGAGGCCATTGCCGCTGAAGGCCCCGCGGAGGGGGCGGGAGGTACCGGTGCTGGTGCGTGTCGTAGGGGATGCTGGAGAACCAATCGCGGGGGCTTCAGTAACTCTTTCAGTATCTGATACCGCTTCAATAGTGCGGCATGCTGCCGGCTCGGATGCGCACGGGGAATCGGTCACCGTGGTGCATTGCAATGCACCAGGATCCATGACATTGGGCGCCAGTGCGACGGTAGAGGATGGGCTATGACAACCCTGACTAGTTCGGCATCCTTCACCATTGGCGATGCAGCTACTGCGACCGAGCAGATCACGATTACGGTGTTGCCGGCGGTTGGCGCAGCGGCTGGCCATGGTCGGCTTGTGCATCCAACACTCGGGACCTACGACTATGCGCGGGCGCCCGATCAGTGGACCAATATGGATGGCGACGCGATCGTCGCACCGACCTGGTCAAGCACCCGCACCCTCGGCGGGGCGTCGAATACGCTTTGGCAGGGCAAGCTGCGCGACGTCGAGGTTGTCGAGCGCTGGAATGCCGATGGCGGCCTGTCAATGACGGTTGACCAGCTGCGCATGCTGGTTGCTCACTGGTCGAATCCGCCCGATCCCGCGGTAGCGCGGGTGAACTGGTATCCCAGCTACGTCAATGCCAACGGCTACGAGGTGGCGTTGGTGTCGCTGACGGTTGGGGGCGGGGATGGCATCTCGCTGAACCATGTGATCTTCAATGAGGCAGGCTACATCAACTTCGACGTTGAATTGCGCCTGCGCATCCTGGGGAAACTGTAATGGACGGACGGTGGTCTCCGGTCGACAAGGACGCGCTGCGCACGGTGGCGCTGATCTTCCACCCGACGGCATCCATCCGTGATGTGCGCACCGGTGCTGCCACCGATGCCATCGATCTGTCGGCCTACGTTTCCGAGACGCTGCGCCAGTCGCCGCGCGAGCTTTCCGCCTCGCTGACCTGGCATCTTGAACTCTATGGCGCAAGCCAACCAAAGGCCGGGCAGATTATCGAGCTGAAGCTGGATGGCCAGATCCTGTGGCTGGGCATCATCGAGTCAGTGAACGACTATCGGATCGAGCGGGGCACGCGCCGGCTCACGCTAACCGCCCGCAGTCCGGATGCGACGCCGGCCTGGCGTGGCGTGCGGCGGGTGACGGATTTCTTCCCGGTGGCGACGCCGCTGACCGAGATTGCGCGACAGATCGGACGGGCACTTGGGCTGAACGATGACGAGATCATCCTTCCCCCATCGCCAGTCACGACGATGCACAGCAATACCCAGCTCGCGGACCTGACCGCCTGGGACATGCTCGAGCAGTTGCTGCTGCCCCTGGGGCTTGCACCGCGCTTCGACGGACTGGGGCGTCTTACGACGCAATCTCGCGAGCTTGGGCGCGCAACGGACATTGTGCTCGATGACGCGCGCATTGTCTCGGTCAGCGGCGGCCGCTCGGTGCCTGCACTGTCAAGCTTGCGGCTCAAGTGGCTGGATCCCCAGCTGACAAAGGTGGCGCAGCAGGACGCCAAGCTGGCCGATGCGACCATCACGGCAGGATTCTTTCAGTTGCATCAGCGCAAGAGCATCACGTTCTCCGATGACGCGACCCAGCGCGCAGAGAATACGCGCCTGGTGGTCAAACAGTCCGCAAACGGCGGGTTGCTGCCCGTCTGCGACGAGGAGTACAAGCAGCTCACGACCACCAGTGGGGAGATCCTGCTGACCACGGTAGCCTGGGCGCCGACCCTGGTCGGGTTGATTCTCGCCATGAAGGTGTACAGCGCGCTGCCGGACATTGCGCCCCCGTTCGGCGGGCCGACGGCGCCGACCGGAAAGATTGTCCACGGTGCGGCCGAGTTGGTGGTGCTGCTGATCATGGCTTCCATTGGCACTGGCATCTATGAGGTCTGGGGCACGCCATACGACTTCGTGCACGGCCGCAACACCACTGAAGCCAAGAACAGCGCTGCCTCGATTTGGACCGAGAACGTCGAGGACATCGAGAATGACCTGATCGTGAATGAGGCCCACGCCCAGACGGTGGCGGTGCGCGAGCTGGTGTACCGAGCGCGCAGCGCGACATCGTGGGGCGCCTCCATAGTCGACGATCTTCGCATCGAGCCAGGCGACATCCTGCAGTTCCCGGACGGTACGCGCTTTTGCGTCACTGACTACACCCGCAACCTGGCACGCAACGCGCCAGCGGTTCTTGAGCTACAGGGGTTCGTCGCATGAGCATCCTCACCAACCTCGTCTCGGCGCAGATCCGTGATGCCAAGGCCGAGATGGACGGCAAGATCCTGACCCGGCCGGCGCTGCTGGTTACGGATGGCCTGAATACCATCTATGCCGTTGACGTCGATATCGGCGAGAAGGATCCGCTGCGCAATGTGCCGATCGCGCGCGGCAACGATGAGCTCCTCTATGCCGACACCGGAAACGCCTGCCGGCTGAGACGATCTGCCACTGGCCAGTATGAGGTGGTTGGCTTCTCGAAAGAGTTTCCCGGTACCTACACGGTGGTCAACGTCAATTTGGCGGACCTGTCGGTGGGCTCCATCGTTGATCTTACGATCGAAGGGCGGCCACTGACCTACGGTGAATTGGCAGCTTTTGGCGGGTACGGGTTGGTGCCCTATGGTGCCTCGGCGATCTTCCGGGGCGGCGTTCTTCAGGAGATTCGCTAAGTGAGCATCGAACTCGCACAACTGGTTCCCGGCGATACCAATTACATCGGCAAGCACAACAGCAACTACGCGATCATCAAGGGCGCGGTCGACGCGCTGCAGGGGGCTACGCAGGGGGGTGCTTCGAGTGCCGCGACCGCGGTCACTGCCTTCGAGGGCATGTTCGGCTCCGTAGCCTTGATCGGCTATGGAAGCTTTGCCGCGTCGACTAGTGGCACGAACCTGACCTTGCAGCCCGGCTACACCTGGCGGAACTCGCTCTCGAAGGTGCTCCAACTGGTAGCCGCGGCTACGCTTGACTTCACCGGAAAGTCGGCCGCGACCTATTACATCGAGGTGGATGCCGGCGGGCAGCCGAACGTGGTTGAAACGTCGGCGGAACCGATCTTCTCTGTGGTCTGGACGGGATCTGCCTTCGGCGCCATCACACGCGTCGCGCCGACCTTCCCGAGCGCAACTGACTTCCTTGCTGCGCTGACCAGCGCGGCCCTCGGCACGACTTATGGCTCCCTTGATGAGCGATTTGAGGCTGGCGAGGCGAAGGCGGTGCTTGGGGAACTTGCTCGCGCCTTCCAAACAGGCCGGCTCAGTATGAGTGTCGCCGGTGGTGCTGACGTAACGCTGACCGCGACCGAGGCCAACAACCTGGTGCTCAATTTCACCGGGGCGTTGATAGAGAACATCAACGTCATCGTGCCGATTGGCACCAATCCTCGGGCGTGGATCGTCACGAACAACACCTCTGGCGCTTACACGCTGACCGTGAAAGGTGCGACCGGCACCGGAGTGGCGGTGGCGCAGGGTGGGGTGGCACACCTATATCAGGATGGCACCAATGTGAAGGCGGCGGCCAACATCGGCGCGACGGCATTCACCGGCTTGGGCGACGTGCCGTCGAGCTACACGGGCAAGGCCTTGAAATCGGTGCGGGTTAAATCCGACGAGACCGGCCTCGAGTTCTACGATCCGCCCTACGACGTGGGCGGAACCTACAACGGCGCGCCGGCGGCAAGCGCGGTGCTCGTGCGCTTGCCATTCCCGCGCCAGGTCATTTTCCCTGCGGGCCTCACAAACAGCCGGGGCACTGCGGGCACGGCCGCTACGGCCCAGACGGACTTCGATATCCAGAAGAACGGCGCATCCGTGGGAACAATGCGCTTCGCAGCGAGCGCCATGACCCCGACTTTCATCATGGCGTCGCAGACGACCTTCGCTGCCGGCGACATCCTTAGGGTGGTAGCACCAGCAACACCTGACGCGACGCTGGCCGACATCGGCTTTTCGCTGGCAGGAACACGGTAAGGGGATTGGATATGACGCTACTGTTCATCGACAGCTTCGACCACTACGCAACGGCCGATATCACCAAGAAGTGGACTTCGAATTCAGGCACTACATCCATCAGCGCCAGCGGCGGGCGACGTGGTGGAGGAGCGGCATCTTTGGACCCTGGCGCAAGTTTGAGCAAGGCGGTGCCGGCTGCGTCGGCCTTCGTGGTGGGGGCGGCCTTCAATTTTGCGGGATATGGCGCTAGCTCGAACGGCATTCTCATGCGTCTTTACGACGCGGGTGCTGCACAGTGCGAACTCCGCATGAATCCTGATGGCACGCTGTCTGTCACGCGCAACGGGGCTGCGGTGACAGGCGGCACGTCAGCTAGTCCGCTTCCATTGAACGTTTATAACTATATCGAGTGGAAGATCACGATTGCGGACTCAATCGCGGCCAACTCCTGCAAGGTGCGCGTGAACGGGGTTGACTGGATTACGGTTGCGACAGGCCAAGACCTGAAGGCCACTGCGAACGCTTCAGCCAATCAAGTCAACATCGGCGCTCCAGTAAGCGGAGGGGGTTTTAGTCTAGACGACCTTTACATCTGCAATCAAAGTGGGTCGGCAAACAATGACTTTCTCGGGGACGTGCGGATCGACGCGGTGTACCCGACCTCTGATGGTGCCAATACCGGCATGACCCCCAGCACGGGCACCACCCACTATTCGTTGGTCGATGACGCCACGCCGAACACCACGGATTACGTGGAGAGCAGCATTGCCGGACAGAAGGACACCTATGGTATGGGCGATATCACGCACACACCGGTGTCGATCTTTGGCACCCAGATCAACATCGCAGCACTTAAGGATGATGCGGGTGCGCGGTCGATCAAGGCAGTAACGCGATCCGGCGGAACGGACTACAGCGGCTCATCTCAGGCATTGGGGACTGGTCAGCTCTACTACAGCGAAATCCGCGAGACGGATCCAGCCACTAGCGCCGCGTGGACCAAGACCAACTTGAACGCAGCCGAGTTCGGGGCGGAGTGCGTGTAAATGACGGTCGCCCGCAACTCGCAGACCGTAGTCGAGGTCATCTCAAACGCCAGCCCAAATGGGCGGGTGAGTCAGGAAGTCGTCGAGGTGCTGTCGAACGCCAATCCGAAAGGGCGCATATCGCAGGTTGTGGTCGAGGTCATTTCGTTGTCGCCAGCGGTATCTGTGGTGCAGCAACCGGTAGTGATGATTTGCACATGAAAAGCGAATGAAGTACCGCCCACGGGCGGCTTAGACGGGGATCAACACCATGAACGAAGAGAACTTTCAGGCGTTGGTGGCACGGGTCGACACGATCGAGTCAGAGCTGAAGCTCAACACGGAGGCAACCGCCCGAGTCGAGTCGAACACCGCCGACATTGTCGAGGCGTTCCAGGCGGCGGCCGGTGCGTTCAAGGCGCTGAACTGGATCGGCAAGGCCGTGCGGCCGGTCGGGTATATCGCCGCGGCGGTGTCGGGCATCGTGGCCGCCTGGTCGACGGTCAAGGGGGTCTGGAAATGAACCCCGCGCTGCGCAACCGGCTGGTGGCTGTCGTCGGGGTGGTGGCCGCTGCCGTCCTGATGAAGGTAGTGCCAGCGAACGAGGGCACCGTTTACAAGACCTACCGCGACATTGGCGGCGTGCTTACCTACTGCACCGGCGCGACGGAAGACGCGATCTGGGGCAAGACATACACGCCGAACGAGTGCGCCGCCAAATTGGACGCCGACCTCGCGCGGCATGCCGAGGGCGTAATGGGGTGCGTGCACGTGCCGCTGACCGATGGGCAGAAGGTGGCGTTCGTCGATACCGCCTACAACATCGGCGTGGAGGCGTTCTGCGGCAGCAGCATGGCACGCAAGGCGAACGCGGGCGATATGGCCGGCGCGTGTGCGGCGCTGTCACTCTGGGTCAACGTCAAAGGCAAGGTGGTGCGTGGGCTCGTGGCGCGGCGCCAGATCGCGCGCGCATATTGCGAGGGGAGGATGGCAGTATGAGCGCGCTATCCAGGGTATTGCGCGAGCCCTCGCCGGGTTTGCTTTCCTTCTGGTGTCCGGGCTGCGGGCAGTCGCACGAGATCCAGCATGGGGCCGGGCCCGGGCCACGCTGGGGCTGGAATGGCGATGTCGATCGACCCACCTTCACGCCGTCGGTACTGGTGCGCTCTGGTCACTACGTGCAAGGGTACGACGGACGCGGGTGTTGGTGCGACCTCAATGCCGAGATGAAGGCCAACGGTGAGGATCCGAGTGGCTTCAATTGTGAGGTCTGCCACACGTTCGTGACGGACGGCCAGATCCAATACCTGGGTGATTGCACGCACACCTTGGCAGGCCAGACGGTGCCGATGGTCGGTTTCCCGGAGGGCTGGGGATGTTGATGCCGATGAGGATCCCGTGGCGCGCAGTCGGCGTCGGCCTGCTGGCCGCAGCGCTGCTCGCCGCCGGCTGGGTCGCCAACGGCTGGCGCTTGGGTGGCGAGATTGAGCATATGAAGACCGAACGGGAGAGGGCAGCCAAGTCGGCCGCCCTCGACCAGGTCAAGGCCGTCGACGCCGCACGCCTGGAGGAACAACGCCGCACGGCGGCGCAAACGGAGGTTGCTAATGCCGCAACGAAGGAACTTGAGGCTGCGCGTAACGACGCTCGCAGTGCTGGCGACGCTGCTAACAGGCTGCGCGCCCGCGTTGCCGACCTACTCGCAGCGGGCAGAGCCGGCCAGAATCCCGCCGCTGCCGGCGCAGGCCAGACAGCCTTCGATCCCATCGGAATGCTTGCCGACGTGCTTGAAAGGGCTGACCGCCGCGCGGGAATCCTGGCTGAATACGCAGACACCGCCCGTATCGCCGGCCAAGCCTGCGAGCGGTCATACGATGCCCTGACTGGTGGGGTGAGGCCGGGAGAGGGATCATGAAGCGCTACCTCTGGAACTTGCTCATCTCACTGGACCAGCTCGCCAACACCATCCTGGCCGGTAGCCCAGACGAGACGATCTCAAGCCGGGCCGGCAAGGCCATGCAGCAGGGGAGGAGATGGGGCTGCATCCTCTGCAAATTCCTGAGTTGGTTCGAGCGCGATCACTGCGCAAGGTCCATTGAGGCGGACGAGGGTGACGACGCGGCAGTGAGCGCCGAATAGAAAAAGCCCTCGGCCAGGGTAAGCGTGGGCTTGAAGTGGAGGCGCGCATGTCGCAGTCGCGCGCTTTCTTGCATCCCTCGAAATAGGGGGGGGCTATAGGGGCAACTGACCTTCAACGCTTGCCGGTGGCTCCTTGGGGCGGCGCACGATGGGCGCCGGCTCTGCCGCCATCTGGTCAGATGGGTATAGCGTCATGAAGCTGCGAGCTACCTCCGGCTCGCGGCAGTCCAGCCAGTCGCCCCACTGGTGCCGCGGCACGATCACTACGGATCGCTTTTCCTTGCCCGGAGCATGCATCCGGCTCATCACCGGGTGCTTATCGGCATTCACCGTCAGCATGGTGAACGAATAGGTGCCATCTGGCCAGTCCCTCCACAGGCCGGCGATCCCAAACGCCGGCTCGTCGGGCAGCCTGATCCGGTACCGCGTCGACTTGGGCCCGGCCTCATAGTTCGGCTCATATACGGCCGTGGCCGGCACCAAGCACAGCTGCCCCTTCTTCCATGGCCCGCTGAAGCTACGCTTCTCGCCGACTGTCTCCGACCTCGCATTCATCGTGTCGAATGGCCGGACGCCCTGAGGAATGCGCGAGCGCGGTACGAACCCGAAGGTGGCCAGGACGCTGTCCCGCCGGCCGTCGCCATTGGCGCGCACGATCGGCGCCGCATAGTCCGGCCAAGTCTCGGGCTTCCACTCGGCCGGCGGCGGCTCGACCCCAAAGACATCCCGCAGAAGCTGGCGCTGCACTGGAGCGTAATTCGTGCACATCCTAGTCTCCTATCCCTTGGGCTGGTGCCGGTCCTTCCGCTCGCTGGCCTTAGCCGCGCGCTGCTGCTCGGCTTCGTGTTCTTCCATCCACCGCTGGGCGCCCTGCAGATACGGCTCGTTCTTGAGTTCGTCGCGCAGGTGCCACAGAACCATATCGCGGGTCGAGCCGCCGAGGTAGCCCTGGGTAGGAAAAAACGTTTGGAATTGCCAGGCGCGCCGGACGATGTTCTGCAGGCGCTTCACCTCCCAAAGTAGGGCATGCACCTCGGGAGATCTATTTCTGGCCCACATATCCCGCAGCTCGTCGTCGTCCAGCGGGGGCCTGAGCAGGTCAGAGTAGGGGTCGTTGATCATGGTCGCATACTGTATGGATATACAGTATAGGCGTCTAGCGCCGCGGTGGGAATATGCAGTTCTGGTATCAAGTTTCTTTGGAACTTGGTAAAATCGCCCTAGGCACAGAGCGGGTGGCAGGGTTGGTCGGTTTCCAAAGAAACACGATAAGTCAATGATTACATTGAACTTTGAACAAGGATTGTGATTCCTGTCGTCGTGGGTTCGAGTCCCATCAGCCACCCCAAAGCATTTTCCAGAACGGCGCCTCTCGAGGGCGCCGTTTTGCATTCCCCGGGGGTGGTATGTCTGTTCGAGCGGCAGTGGTTGGCGTAGCGATGGCAGCCATGGTGGCAGGGTGTGCCACCGGTACTTCTGAAAAGGACATTCGCGCGCGTGCGCCTATGCGCTTGTTCACGCCCGCCCAGATGGGTGATGTTGCGAAATGCCTGCGCAACAATCTGGGCGATGACGCCGCGGTCGTCAACTATCCGGCGAAGAGCCAGACTGAGATCCGCATCGGCCAGACCACGTCTGGCGGTGAATACCAATACGCCTATCTGATTTCGCTGACGGCGAAGCCGGATGGTACGGCGCTGGAGCTGCGCAAGAGCGATACGTGGTTCCCGCAGCTGACGCCGACGGAGCTGGAAGCCGAAGCCAAGGCGTGTGCGCCGCGTAGCTGAGGGCGGGGGCCGCAGCTGCGCGGATAAAGCCGGCAGATTTCAAGCGGCCAGCTTTTCGGCGGTTTCGAGTTCAAGCATGCGGCAGATCGCCGCCATGCTGCCGACCATGGTGCGGCGCTGCGTACCCTGGTAGACGCGTACGCCCTTGCTCTGGCGGAATGGCACGGGCTTGACCGGGCGACGGGCGGCGACTTGGTGGATTTGCGGCAT